TAATGAACTAAATACTCCTCATTGGTTAAAAGGATATAAACCTGTAGAAAAACCTCTATCAAAAACTTTACCAGGTTCTCCTAATACAAATGTTTTTACACCAGATCCAACTAAATTTTATAGAGGTATTGGAAAAGAAGGTTATGATGATGCTCTTACTACAGGTATGTTTAGACAAGCACAATCTCATGAAGCTATGCCAGGAATATCCAAACACAGAGGTGTACATTATGGTGCGGGTAAAGAAGGTTTTGAAACAGCTAGTAGCTATGATTCAGATTATATAGTTGAGCTTTCAAAAGATTCTTTTTTAGAAACTCCTACAACAGCAGGTTATCTTGGAAAACCCGTAGTTGCAACAGGAGAACATGTACCATTAAATAAAGGAAGAATACTTAAGAAGGATAAAAATGGTAATTATAAAGAAATAACTAAAGAACAATTAGAAAAAGATCAGTTAAGTAAAATACCTAAAACTACTAAAGGTCCACTTAGCCAATCAGTTCTTGATGCATTTTTAAAAGGAGAAAATAAAATATCCAAACATCAAAAAGCACCAGGACAAGTTTCATCATATGGTTTACATGATCCAATAGATGCAACTAATGATTGGCAAGTTAAAAGAGAAGCAGATGGAATAGACCCTGAAGTACAAAAAAGAATTGATGATTATTATTATAGCATACCACGTGTAGTAAAAGATATGAATAAACAAACAGCTGGTATGGCAGAATTTACTGGAATACCATCAGCTTTACGTGTTATTGACCATCCTAAACAAATTGCTAAAGATGTTGTAAATACAGCTGTTGATATAGGAGCTCTTCTAAAAAAAGAAATTAACCCTTTTGATTTTAATTCAGCTGATAAAAATATTCTTGGTAATCCATATGGTTCAGGGATTGAAGGAGCTACAGATGCAATGATTATGGCTCCTTTAATAAAACCTGCTGGAAATGTTTTAAAAGGTGCTAAAAATATAATACCAAAATTAACTAATCCTCTAAATAAAACTTTAAAACAAACCCAAATAATTGATGACATAGTTGTACCACAAATTCAACAAAAACCTACAAAATCTTTTTTTCATGGTAATAATGCATATAATCAAAATATAGATGAACAATTAGCATTAGCAAATAAAGAAATAGAAGCTAAAAACTTAGAGTTAAAAAAATTAAAAAATAATAAAAATAAAGGAATTAGAGATCAGTATAAAGATGTGCAATATAATGAATTATTAACAAGCATTGAACCTTTAGAAAATGTTGATGAATATATAAAACCTTTAATTGAAAATTTTAATAATCCTGCTGCTAGAGAAAAACTAGTTAATTTAGGAATTAAAGATCCAGATGATTTTATGAGTTATCTTATGAACGAAGTTCAATATACAAATATACCAGTAAGAAAGGCATTTGCAGGAAAACTAGCAAAAGGAAATGTAGATAATGTAGATGATTTACTTAACTTAGGTATTGATAAGCATAATAAAGTATTTAGTCATGTTCCAAATCCAACCTCTACAGTTGGTGATCATGAAATAGGTCATTTAATGCAATTATACATGGAAAAAAGAGGTTTAATAAAAAATAGATCTACTGACTTTGATAGGATTGCTTCGAAATTTTTTAGAGAAAATAAAAGAACAGATGACTTTATAGGTACTAATGAATTAGAAAAATATCAGTATACACAAAAAGATTATGGACCTAATAGAAAAAATTTATTATTACCTGAAGATAGATATAATGTTGAATTATCAGATTTACAAGATGACTTAGCGGGAGCAAAAAGAAATCTTGAATTTGACAAACAATGGGGAGGAAGTGATGAAAAATTTGTTAAATCACTTAATGATCATGTTGAAGAAGCAACTAGAAATCTTGATAATTTTAAGAAAAGATTTCCAAATCAAGATGCTCATATAGACAAGACAAGTTTGCAACTTGAACCTCTTGCAATGTTAAGAGAACTTAGAAATGAATTATATCAATCTGGAGCAATCAAGAATTTTCAAGATCCTATTGATGACAAGATATTAATGAATTTTTGGAGATCAGATAATGGAAAACAAAATAGAATATTAAGTTTTTTACAACCATCAAAAAAAGGACGTTCTGGTATAGTAGATTTAATAAATAAAACTCCTATTGTTGCTGGAGCAATTGGAACAGGAACAATCTTATCACAAGAAGAAGATGGTGGAGAAATAGGATATAAAAGTGAAGAAGAAATAAGAGATTTAATAAATCAAGGATATGATATAGAATATTTAGATTAATCTATAAACTTTATAAATTTAACAATATAATTTAAATTTTGTATATTATAATATAGTATAAGTCATGACTAAAAAAAGAAGAGTTAGAGTATATAAAAAAGGAGGAGAATCATTTAAACCTCATATGATGTATAATCCAGAAACTGGAGAGGGTGCAATGGCAAATGTATACCAAGATCATCTAGAAATGAAAAATATGGATTATGGTCATGAACCTATAATGCGTAAAGGTGGAAAGCCTTGTTTTGAATGTGGTGGTGGTGTGTATGAAGAGGGTGGAGAACTGGATATGTATCAGGAAGAAGGTGAAGTAAAGGCAATGCTTGACAAAATAAGTCAAAGTTATCCAGAATCAGGTAATCCAGCCGCTATGGATATATTGCAAAATTATATAAATACAACTTCTTTTGACGCAAATACTCAAGAAGGAAGAGATAATTTAAGTTACTATCCTTTAGTTGGAGAAGCTGCAGATGTTACAAGTGCTCTTGATTATCTTATGCAAGGAGATGTTAGTAATACTTTAATGTATAGTGGAGCTGCCGCTTTACCTTTTGTTGGAGGAAAAATAGTTAAAGAAGGATTAGAAGCAGCAGGTAAGCAACTTAAAATAGATTTTTCAAAAGCTGTAAATACTCCTAAAACATTACCTAATAAAGGTAAAACAGTAAAACCAGATTTAGGTGCTTGGGCAAAACATTGGAATATAAATACATCAGGTTTTGCTAATAAAGGGGCTAATTTAAGTACATTAACAAAAGAAGCATCAGAACATGGTTTTAATGTAGTTCCTTATTATGACAAAAATAAAGTATTACAATCTTATAGAATAGTAGATCCTGCAACAAACAGAAATGTTAAATTTCAAGAAGGAGGTCCTCAAGAGCAAGAACAACCAATGTCTTTATATGATGATAAGAAACAACAATTTATAAATATATTACAAGAAGAAGTATCTGAACATCAAGAAGAACAATTATATAACTCATTATTAGAAGAAGCAGATATGATTGAAAACATGCCTTATCAATTTGCAAGAGAAGGTGGTCAACAATGGATGCAGAAAGCTTCTGATTCAATGAAGAAGAGAGGAACTGTTGGTTCATTTACAAAATATTGTGGAGGTAAAGTAACATTAGAATGTATAAAAAGAGGATTAAATTCAAATAGTAAAGCTATAAATAAGAAAGCTGCATTTGCAAAAGCATCATGGAAAGTTGCAGGTAAAATGCAAATGGGTGGTTACATTCCAATGTATCAAAAGGAAGGTCAAATACAACCAAGAGGAATAGCTCCTATAAGTACTGAAGCTAATCAAGAATTTACAGGAGATTCAAATGCATCTAATAATCAATTATCAGATTTAATTAATAGATATATGATTCGTGTCAAACCTCCTCAAACTTTTACTGAGCATCTTGATGTAATGGAGGGAGACTCTAAAAATAATAGTTATAAAAGTAAAGGTCAAGATGTTACTTATAAAAGACGTGTATATGGAGATATAGGAAACATGAATGTTAATGCGTCTAAACCTCTAACTGATGAGCAAAAATATCAAAATGCAGTAATGAATCCTGATGTTTTAAATCTTTTATCTCCAACTGAATCAACTGGACTACCTGAAAGACCTTTAAGAGCTCCAATAAAACAATACCGAGATATTAATCCTTCCTTTAAATATGATAAAGGTGGTGAATCAGATGATGACAATTGGTTTGATAAATGGAATAAAGCTACTGATTCTAATGTTCCATCTTGGAGTTATACAGATCAAAATATTGATTTGTTACAAGCATCAAAACCTGAATATGAAGGTTTAGATTATGGAATAGATTATAAAAATACTGATGCAAATAGAGAGTCATTTACATCTGATTATATAAAAAATTATTATGATAATGCTGGTGATACTGGCGGAGGCGGGGATCAATTTTCAAGCTTTAATGATCAAGAATCAGGTATTGCAGGTACACCAAATTATAATCCTAAATTAGATTTTAACTCAAAAGAATATGATGCAGATTATCAATCAAAGGTTTCTGTAGGAACTGATGAAGGAGTTTTATCAGGTGTTGGTGATCCAGATAACAAATCAAGACTTAGAATGTTTGGAGAAGGTTTAGGTAAAAAAGCTTTATTAAATCCTGTTGCTACAACTGAATTATTAGCTAACTTTACAAAGGGAAATAATTATAAGCAAAAAAGAGGTGCAGGTATGACAGATAATCTTGTTGCAGATATGCAATATAGAGGTGCACTTGGAAAAAGAGAATCAGAAGATCAAGGTGCTTTAGGATATGGTATTAATCCAAATACTGGTAAACAATGGGAGTTTTCAACAGGTGCTGACTCTTATGGTTTATTTAATGCTCCAGTAGGTCGAAAAGGAATGCAAGTAGGAGATGTACAAGAAATGTCTCCTCAACAAATTGAAGAATTTATATCAATGGGTGGACAAATAGAATTTTTAGATTAAATTATATAGTATGAGAAAAGTTAGAATAAAGAAATTACCAGTTGCAAGAGGAGGAGCTCAAGTCCCTTATGGCAATCAAACTTTTAGTGCTAATACATTGAATGATTATAGTGATCCTAAAACTGAAGTTAACAGAACATTACAACCTGTTAAAAAAGGAGAAGCAGCAAACATAGAAGCTGAAAAAGGAGAAGTAGCTGTAACAAATTATAATGGTAGTGATACAGGTCAAGGTTTGACTAGTACGCCATCATTTGGAGATGGTATTCCTGAAACTTATATAATTGGTGGAAAAAGACATGCTCAAGGTGGAACAGCTTTAGATATTCCAGAAGGTTCTTTTATTTTTTCTGATTATAAAAAAGGAAAAGATGGAGAAAGAGGAATGAAGATTTCTAATGAAGGAGCTTTAGAAATGTTTGGAATGAAAGGTCCTTCAACACCTGCTGACATAGCAAAGAAGTATAATTTAAATGATTATAAGAAAAGATTACTTTCAGGTGATACAGACCAATATGATAAAACTACATCTGAACTAATGATAAATAACTATATGCATAAACTTGGAGGTCTAGCTCTTATACAAGAAGCACATAAAGGTTTTCCAAATGGTGTTCCAGATATTGCTATGCCTTATCTTCAAACAAACAATATTGATCCTCAAATGTTTATGCCTCAAGAAGAACAAGGACAACAACAACAAATGCCTGAACAAAGAATGCCTGAACAACCAATGGCAAGATATGGAATGGATATACCAATGGCTCAACGTGGTTATTTTTCTCCTGAACAAAGAGAAATAAGACGAAATAGAAGAGATGATAAAAGATTTAATAGATTCTTAGTTAATGAATACAAAGATGCATATACTGATAAGTTATCTCAAGATTATTATAGTCCAAAAGGCGGTTTAGAATCTAAATTAAATGAATTAGGATTTGATGAATTTAAAGATAAACAAGGTAATCCATTAACTTTTACAGGAGAAGAAGGGACAACACCTATTTCACAAATTTATGATACTGAGCAAGGAAGACTTACACCTAGAGATTTTAGAAAAATAAAAAGAGATTATAGAAGTACAATTAAAGAAGGTTTAGATGATCCTACAAATTTAGATTTATATGACAGAAGTTTTAATGATGGTAGAAGAGGAACTCCAGGTTATGATGATTTAGGTGAAGGTAGAAGAATGTATAATTATAATGAATACTTTAATGATACAAATACTAATAAAAATGCATTTACATTTGATGAAAATATGTCATTAGAAGATGTAAGAAATCAATATGATGAAAGAAACAAAAGAAGAAATTTATCAGGATTCCTAGATTCTTTTAGAAAAGATGATACTCAAGATGAAGCTAACAATCCTTTTAGTGATGAAAACTTTTATGCAAATAAAGATCAAGGACTTTATGCAAATGTTGATAGGCAAGGTAATGCAAGAATGACAGGAACTGGAGATCAAAGAGTAAAAGATAGAAATAAACAAATTTTAGAATCACATGATTTTGAAAATACAGCTTTAAATCCTAATACAAGAGCTAACATTGATGCAGCTATTAAAGGTGATTTTAATAATTTCCAATCTATAATGGAAGAAAATATTGGAGAATCAAAAAGTGGAACAATGGGTTCTACACCTCATACACCACAAGAAATAGCAGGATATGATATTGATGGTGATCTTACAGGAAAAAAACAAATGAAAAATAATAAACCAAAACAAGGTATTAGAAAATTATTTCCTGAATTAAAAAATAATGTACAATTATTTAATTCACCTCAATCTGAAATGATGAGAATGATGAATGTTAATATGGGATGGGATCCAAGAGTTGCAGCAGCTATTGCACAAGGTTTAATACCTTCTGAAGACAGAAGTAAGTATCTTAAAGGTACATTAGATATTGATGATATAAAAGGTATTGATTTAAATCAAGTAGATCCTGATAGATTACTTGAAGAATTAGCTGATATTTATAAAAATACAGATCCAAATACTAGAGGAGAAAATTACTTAGCATGGAAAGAAAGAATTAATTCTCTTGCTAAGAGACATAATTTAGAAGTTCCTGCTGAAATAAGTGATGTAAGTAAAGATTCAAGAACTAAGGTTGTAAGAAATATTCCTGAAATGCCTGAAGGTTTTAAACCTAGTTTACAAGAGTCAATGGATGCTTTAGATGCAGGAATAATATCTTCTGGTATGACTTCTGATCCAGCAGTTATAAAAGAACAAAATAAAAAAATATATGAATGGCTTAATAAAGATACATTTTCATCTGCAAAACCAGAATACAGACATGGAGGCTCTTATAAGAAATACCAAGGAGGAGATGAAGTAGATGATGATATGGTAAAAGTATTAGGTTTACATGATGGTTGGGTATGGGATCCTGTAACTAAAAAAAGAGTAGAAATTGATTCAAGTAAAGATAATAGACAGTGGTCTGGTAAAACTACTAGAACTAAAGCAATGGCACTTAAAAATGCAATAGATGATTATCTTAGGAATAAAGCAATTATAGAAAGAGATTATTGGAAGGCAGGAAAGACATTAGGTAAAGGAAAAGCAGAGTATATTCCAGAAAATAAATTAGATACTCCAGCTGGTAAAGCTTATTATGCTTCAATAAATAACTTAATGAAAATTAGTAAAGAGTCAGGTATTGATATACCTGATTTAAGAGGTAAGTTTGAATATGAAGAACTGGAAAAAATTAAAAATTCAAATCTTCCAACAGCTCAAAAGCAAGCAAAAATAGCAGAATTAGAACAAAAAATTGGAACAAATAATAAATATGGTTTTAGTCATCATAATTTTAATCCCTACATTGATATGGTAGATATAGTAACTGATAAAGTTATTGAAGAACCTGAAGAAAAAGAAAAAACTCCAATGGATGTTACTAAACCAGGTTATGTACAACCTAATTATGGATATGTAAATCCAAATAATTTTTTAAGAGGTCTTCGTATTCCACCAAAAGAAAAAAGAGATTTTGTTATGACTCCTGGAGCTGATTCAGATGTTGCTTTATTAGAAAAAGATTATTTAGCAAATAAAGTTTTAGCAGATACAAATGCACAAAGAGAAATGCAAAGATCATATGCAGGGAATAAACAAATGATTGCTCCTGACTTTGAAAATCAAATGAAAGTATCTAATAGTATTGATCAAGCAAATGTTAATATATTAAACCAAGATGCAACTAGACGTTTTCAAGCAGACTCTCAACTTAATGCATTAAATGCAAGAGAGCTTAGTGATTATTTTGCAGATTTAAATAAAGAAGATTTAAATTATCGTAAGAGATGGTTAATGAGAAATGACATAGGCAGAATGTTAAATAAATCAGATGCAGAAAATGCAATTAATTTAGGTTTATTAGCTACTGATCAGTATGGTATAACAAACTTTGCTCCTAATTTTGTAGGTCCAGGTAATCAACTTGATGGAAGAAAGTCTCCAGAATTAAGTTGGGATGAACTTAGACAATTACCTAAAGAAGAGTTTGATAGGTATAATAAAATGAAGACTTGGCAAAAACAAAATAGAGCCTCTGCATATACACCTAATAATCAATACTCAGCATACATGAAAGGACTAAGAAATCCTAATATAGACCCTAGATATTATAGTTAATTAATTTGTATATTTACAATCATGCCACAATATATTAAAGACATACCAGAATACGTACCACAAATACAACCATGGCAACCTAATTTGCAGTTGTATCAAAATGCTTTGTTACGTAGACAAAAACAATATGATACTAATTTTGATAAAGTTAATTCATTATATGGTAGCTTATTTAATAGTGATTTAACACGTCCTAGTGATATTCAAATGAGAGATGAGTTTTTAAAACTTGCTGATTTTGAAATTAAAAGATTATCTTCTGTTGATTTATCTAATCAACAAAACTTAAGAGCAGCAACAGACTTGTTTAAACCTTTATATGAAAATGAGAACTTTATACATGATGTTTCATATACTAAGAAATTAAAATCTTCATATGGTCAAGCTGATGCACTAAAGAGATGTACTGATCCAGAAAAATGTGATGGAATGTATTGGGATGGTGGTGTTCAACATTTAAATTATCAAGCTCAAGATTACGCTAATTCTACAGATGAAGAAGCTTTATCAATGCGAGCACCTTCATATGTTCCTGCTCAAAACTTAGCTAAAGATGCTACTAAGTTATTAAAAGATGCAGGGTTTGAAACTAAAGTTGTAACTTTTGAAGGAAACAAAGGTCAATATATATTTACTACTGAAAACGGTGAAGCACTAAAAGCTCCTTTAACTAGTTATTTAAATAGTGTGTTTGCAAATGATCCTAAATACACATCTTATTATAATGTTAAAGCTGATTTGCAAAAAAGAAATTGGTTAGGTGAAAATGAAAAATATTTTGCTACTCCTGAAGAAGCTGAATCAAAATATGCGATGAATGCTTTAAACGCTTTATATGATATTTATGATGAACAAGATTTACAAATTAATAGAGTTTCTAATGAAGTTGATCAAGAGTTAAGTTTGTTTGAAAAGTATCTTAAAAACCATGAATCTCCTAATAATAATTTAAAAACTGAAAGAGTTGCTCAATTACAAAGTGAAAAACAAGTAGTTGAAGCAGAAAAACAAAGATTAGTAAAAGTAAATTATCTTTTAACTAATGGTATTGATATAAATGATATTAATACATATAAAGATAGAATCAATAGTATTGTAGCACAAGAGTTATTACAAACTGAAATAAACGGTTTTGCTAAATCTTGGCAAGAAGGAAGAGTAAAACAAGAAGTTAAAATAAATCAGTTTGCAAAATCAGGATATGATCATGAATTAGCTCTTAATAGAATGGAACGTCAGCATGATCTGGATATAATAAAAATGATTGCTAAAAATAAATTAGAAGGTGGTAAAAATAAAAAGCTAACTAAAGAAGAAAAAGCTAAAATTGCATATGAAGATAGAGTAAATAAAATAAGAACTAATAATTCAATTAATCAAAAGTTAAATAAAAAACCATTGGCAGATCAAGGAAAAGAATTAATAACATTAGTTGAAGAAGTAAGTAATGACGAAGGTGAAAAAATAAAATATTATACTAAAAATTATCCTCAGCTTTTTATAGATAATATATCACAAAATTCAGATTTATATAAATTAACAGCTCCTGGTTTATATGATATTTTAGGTATTACTGATCCTGATACAATAAATACTATGGGACCTTCAGCGTTAAAAGAGATGATCTCCGCACTTCCTGATAATGCTGGTGAAGGGAAACCTAGTATTCAAATGGTAAATTCTTATATAGACGGTTTAATAAATAATTATCATGATTATCAACCTGATTTAAATTCCCCTGAAGCTAAAAATGCTGGTTTATATCCAAATATGTTAGATGATAAAGCAAAAGAAGCATGGAATAATACAGAATACAATTTAAGTTCAGTGAGAAGAGAAATGGCTAAATCTAATAATAAAATAATTAAAGTAAATAAGCAAACACAAACTGCTATAGATAAGAATATTGATATATTTTATAAGGGAGAAAAAGATGGAAAAAAATATGATGGAGATTATGAAACTATGCATAATCTATATCCTAAAAAAGATGAATTAAGTGTTGAACAAATAAATTCAATGCTTATTGATTTTAAAGCACCAGTTGGTAGTACTTTAAAAACAGAAGATGAATTTATAAAAGATTATTTGTATTTAGTAAAAAAGGGTCAAGTAACAGGTATTCAAGGAGGAGGAACAGGATTTTATAAAGAGTTTGGAGATGAAGTAACAAAATATTGGACTTCAGGATCAACATTGATGGGTATACCAAAAAAACTAAAAAAAGACTGGAAAGATATTGCAACATATCATGCAGTAGATATTTATAAAAGTGCTTCAAATGGATTTTTTGAGTTTGCTGCACAACATGTTCCTCGTTTTGATGGAATTGATACTAAAGGTGGAAATGAATTAACAGCAAAAACTACTTTAATGAACATTAATACAAAATTTGATGATTCACCTGCAAATGAAGAAGTTTTTCAAATTGCAGATATTATAAAAAATAATCCTAATATAGAAACTATTATTGAGGGGGATATATCATCAAATGACTCTAAAAAATCTGCTATATCAGATTTAGTATTAGATGACTTAACTGATAATAATAGTAAAGGTTATGATTTTAAAGTTGAGTTTAATCCTTTATTTCCTTTAGATGAGGGAACTGATGCAGATCCTGATTATTCTTATTTTAAAGTTACACCTAGTCTTGACTTTGTAAAAAAACATTCAGGAACTGAAAACTTACAAGGAGCTACATATGATTGGAGTGAATATAATAAAGGTATTATATATAAAGTTCCAAAAGATCAAATAGAAGATGTAGATCTTTATGTTTCTAAAGAAGATAGAATTGATCAAAATTTATTAAATGAAATTAAAATTACTGAGTTTTCAAATACTTCAGGAACTACATTTGCTAATGTTGTTGAAGAGAATGGTCAAAGATATTTAGTTGTTAAGGGTACAGTATTAACTAATAAAATAATTAAAGATAAAAACGGTGATGATATGTTAACTGATGTTTCAGTACCATACTCTCATTCTGAACTAATTGATGAAGATTATAATGCTGATGAGATGTTTAATAATTTATGGGCAATATTACAAGAAAATGAATCTTATAATATTAGTGTTATTAATGATTATAATAATTCTATTAAGAAATAATTCATATGGATGAAGAACAAGATATTCCAGAACTAGATAATAGTTCTTTATTTAATCCTTCTAATCAAGGTCTGAATATGGATGTTAATCAACCTGATTTAACTCCAAATTTTCCTGATTTACTAAGTCCTGAATCTCCGTGGGATAATGGTCCATATAAGAATATAGCAATTTCAAATACTGAAGCTGGTAATTTAAATAATCCTCCACGTCAAGTAGTTGATGATCCAGTGGCTCGTTTTAATAATAATATTTCAAATGCTATAAGTAATTCTACAGATGATAATATAGCAGGTGCTGTTGGTACTTACAATGCAGATTATGATGGTTACAACTTTGAAAGATATTCAAGTCATACAGATTCTGGTTTATTTCAAAAATTAGGATTTTCTCCTTTTAGAGATAATGAAACTTTATATAATAATCATAGTTCTGGATGGAAAGATTGGCAAAGAGGTAATAATCAATTTTGGAATGTTTTTGGAGTTGGTTTTAAAAATTATTTTACAAGTTATGGTGATATATTTTCTGGTGACATAACAGGTTCTGATCTTGAAGGTGCAAGAGGAATGGAAAGAGCAATGGCTATTGGTAGTTCATCTAGAGAAGGTATTGCTTCTTGGGCAAATAATACTGTTATAAATTCAGGAATGACCTTTGGTATGATTGGAGCATTTATGGCAGAAGAAGCTGCATTAGTTTTTGGTGCTGCTTTAGCTGGTATAGGTACTGCTCCTGCAGGTGGTGCTGGAGCTACTCCTTTTTTAGCAAAAATGGCACATGGGGCATTTAGATTTAAACAAGGTATACAGGCAAGTGCAAGAATGAGTTCAATTGGTAAGTTTGGAAGAGTAGGAGGAGGACTCATTAGTGACATGAAAAAAATTAATGAACTTGGTGCAGCTAGAGTAGCATGGAATACAGTTAAAAACACTGGAAAAATTATAAATCCACTTGAAGGTAGTATAGGTACAGGAAGATTATTAGCTGCAAAAAGTGCAGCAAACAAAGTTAAATCAACTGAAAATGCTGTTGATTTTATTGATGGCTACACTATGTTTGGAGCTATGGTTAGAGATGTGCGTAATGTTAATATGGCATTAGCTGAGTCTAAACTTGAAGCAGGTTTAGTTGAACTAGAAGTTTCTAAAAAAAGATATGAAGAACTTGATAAACAAGAAGGTCCTATTTCAGAAGAACAAGTAAAATCAATAACACATGATTCTAAGAAAGCTGGATATGAAACTTTACTTTGGAATTTTCCATTAATATATGGAACTAACCAAATTGTATTTGATGGTATAATGCAACCTTTTAGAAGATTTAAATCTAAGCTTCCTGGAGGTCAGATTGCTGATGTTTCAAAAGTAGCAAAAGGTGGTTCAGCAACAATTGAAAATTTTACTGCAAAACCTTGGTTAAAAAGATTTTATAAACCTAAAAATATTGCAAGAAATATAGGAAAATACACTTCAAGAAACTGGGCAGAAGGTGTTCAAGAATTATATCAAGAAGGAATTGCTGCAGGATTAACTGATTACTATGTTAAAGATGAATTAGAAAGAGGAGGTTATTATAATACTATGATACAAGGAATGAACACTATGAAAAGTATGGAAGGCTTTGGAGTGTTTATGTCTGGATTTACAATGGGTGGATTAGTAGGGTTTACTGGAGGAGCTAAATCCGCTGCTCTAGATGTTTATGCTAGAACAGGAAGTAGAGCTGCTAAATATAAAGCAAATCAAAAAAAAGAAGAAGATGTAAGAGAAGCAAATATAAAAATGCTAAATGAAGTTTTTAGTAGTCCTCTTAAATATGCAAACGCCTTACAAGATAATGTAGTAAATCAAACAAGAATTGAACAAGCTAAAATTGATGCAATAAAAAGTGGAGATGTTAAAGCATATAGGGACCTTGTTAATACTCAACAATATACTCATGTATCTAGTGTATTAAAATTAGGTTTATATGATGGTTTTGTAGACAGAATAAAACAATTTCAAGAATTAGATGATCAATCTTTACAAGAAGCTTTTAGTTCTTCTATGACTCTTGAAGAATTAGAAAATACTGATTTAAGAGCTAAGTTACAAAGTGTTTTAGATAATGCTGAAAATATAAAGAAAAGAAAAACAATAGCAGATCAAGAAGTAAATCCATTTAATCCAAATGCATTTAAACCAGATACTATAGAAAGAGAGCAAGCAGAAGAAAATTATATATCATTTGAAGACGCAAAAGATAAACTTGTATTTATGCAATATAGTTTTGATAAGACATTAGAAAGGATGACTAATATAGCAAATACTATTAGTTCAAATAAACCTTTGTCAAAAGTATCATCAACTGATTTTACTATACTATTAAATGAAATTAGTATGAATCAAGAGTTGGATATATTAAATTCTGATATATTTTCAAGAGAGCAAAATGAATCAATGACCAAGTCTCAGAAAAAACAACTTAAAAATCTTAAGGATAAAAGAGAAAAATTAGAGACATTCAATACTAAACTATCAGAAATAAAAGAAGAATTTAAGAAAAAGAAAAAAGATAAACCAGCTGATGAAACTGAGATTCAATATGAAGGAACTTTAAATGGTAAAAAACAAAAAATTAAAGGAACTATTATAGAAGAACTAGATGATGGTAAAGTAAAAGTTAAAAGGTCAGATGGTAAAACTGTTACAGTATCAAAAAATAATATTTCTTATTTAAGCGTTCAAAATGCAAAAAATACTGAAAGGGTAGTTAATGATCTTTTTGATTTATATGAAGATTACTTAAAAGTTTTGGCAAGATCAAATGGAGAATATATAACAAGTGATAAAATAAGAGAATCATTTGAACTTATACTTGATCATCATGAGCTTGAGTCAGATGCTTTAAATCTAGAAAATGCAGTTAATATACTTTTGAATCCAGGAGGATTTGAAAAGTTTAGACAAAATGCCTTTAAAGAATTTCAAAGAAATTTTAGTAACAAAGAAGAAGATTTAAGATATGCATATGATAAATATAGAAATCTTTTAAACGGAAATATTTTTGCAAATAAATTATGGGATGCGGGTTATTGGATACAGCCAATTTGGTTACCAGTAATAACTAAAGGCAATAGTGGTATGAATCAAAAAATACCTTTTTATTATAAGTTTGATGATAAAGAAAATGCAGGACAGGAAGTAACTGATGAAAAAGATTTAGCGGAAATACAAAAGGTAGTTGATGAATTCTTAAAAGAATCTAAATTACCTAGTATAAATGTGACAACGGATGTAGTAGTAGAAGAAGAAGAAGGGGAGGAAAAAGGGAAAGGAAAAGAGGATGAAAAAGAATTATCTGTAGATACTGCAATTGAAGATCTTCCAAAAGAATTATTTGAAAAGTTACAAAACAGATTTTTAAAGTTTGCAGAAACAAATAATATTGATATAGACAATTTAGAAGGTGGTGAATTTCAAAATTGGTACAAAGACAAAAAGAATAAAAAAATTATAACAGGAATTATAAATACTTTTAAAAATAAAAAAGGTGACCCAAAAATAAAAACTAAAAAGAAAAAGCTTACTGAAATAGAAAAATTAGAAGAAGCCATAAAAAATGCTTACAAACAATTAGAAGAGTTGTTAGATGACTATGAAAGTAGTAGTCCTATAATTCAAGCTCAAAATGCAAAAATAGAAGGATTAGAAAATAAACTAGCACAATTATCATCTGAATCTCAACCTACAGATTTAACTATTACATTAAATGATGAAATAATAAATGAATTAGATCCAGATGCAAGGTCAGGATACTTTTTTAAAGGTGTGAACAATAAAATAAAAAATTTAGACGAAGTGAAAGATAAAGGACAAACCTTTATAGATGCTAAAAATAGTCTTAAATTAAAATATTTTGGTTACATTAGTTTTGATGAAGTTTTAGGTAGAGAAAATAAATTAAATACATTAAGAGGTATATTAAAAAATTATCCTACAAAAGCAGATAAAGTTAATACTGAAAAATATGAATATCAAGAAGGTACAGATTTATTGACTGTTTATATGCCTCAAACTTTAAAAAATTATTTTGAAGGTCAAGGTAAAATGAATGTATATTCATTTGAAAGAATGAAAACAACTCCAGATATAGATGAACATGAAAGACAAAGTATAATTTCAAATTATATAAATGAAATAAAAGATAGACTTAAAAAAGCTGGATCAAATGCAGATCAAGAATTTGAAAGATGGACAAATGAATTTACATCAAATAATGATAAAATTGGAAAAGGTAAAGATGAAATAAAATTATATAATGATGAAATAAATGATATTGATGAAATCTTAAATGAGTATTTAAATGAAGTATTATCTAATGTGCCTATTGAAGATATTGAAGTAGGTCAGGTATTTAAATATAAAAGAAAAAAATATTATATTATGAATAAAACAAATGATGAAATATTATATAAATCTGTTAACATTGCTGATTTAGAAGAATATGAATTTACAGAAGAAATTATGAAAGATAAAAGTTTTAAACTTATTAATGATACTGCTCCTATTGAAGATGATGATGTAAATCCAACTGATGGGGAAGCTGGTGCAGCAAATGAAAATCAAAATAATATAGAAATTTCTAATGACCAAATCAAAAAAGGATTTGATGATGCAATAGATCCGCTTGCTGCAATGAAAAATTCAAGTAATAAAACTAAAAATAATTGTTAAGTTAAATATTTTAGAATATGTCTGTTAAATGTGTAATATTAAATGAAGAACAGCAAATAGCAGTTTTAGGTGTTGCTTCAGCTTTTGCTAAACAATCTTTTCAAAAAGATGAGTTAATTAATGTTGAAAATATTATTGATACTTATTATAATGCTTCAATAGAAGACGGTGTAGTACCTTTAACAGCATTATCTCTTATGCAATTAACACCAAGTATAATGTTGCAAGTTATATCGGGAAATCAAGAATTATTGTTGCAACAAATAGGTAAAGGTTTTAGTTTAGATAATTTAGGAAAATTAGTAGAAGAATTTAGTGATTTTAACAAGTTTTTTAAATATTTTAAAATTGATCCTTCTACATTATCTCGTAAACAAAAAAAGAAGTTAAAAAGAAATAATGCAGGAAATTCAATAGATGAAAAAAGTAGAGTAACAAATGTTATTTTTGATGCTAAACCGCAAGATGTTGCGTCAACAATAACTAGACCTCACTTGTATGCTGCACTATCATCTCAACAAGGAATCTTAGATAAAGAAAATACATTTTATAAAAATTTAAAAAAAGCATTTGCATTAGCATTAGATAAATCAGATAATTTATCAATGTCTGATCTTACTTTTGGAGGACATACAGGTTTTAAAATAACTCTTATGTCTCAAACAATGTTGAGAAAAGAAGATTTAAGACCAGATCATTTAAGAAGAATTACTGATAAAGAACATATTGATTATAGATGGGATGAAAAATTAAAAAAAGATGTAGTTCAAAAGAAACAAACATTAGCTCAGAGAAAAGTAGATTATCAAAATGGTATATCTGCTGTTATTACAGATAATAATGGTAATATATTATATTTTAAGGAAGATGACTCTGGTAATTATAATGTGGTATCTGCTGAAGAAGGAATTGCTTCATATGATAATGTTAGAAGAACTTTTGGAAATAAAGAAAATTTTTATAGAGGTTTAGCATCTTTTCAAGATGTAGCTAAAAAAACTGGAGAATCAGTTAAAGAAGTTAAAAAAAGATTTGATGCAGATTGGAAAGCTGTAGATGATGCAATAAAATATATTCAAAGTGATAAAAAGAATAATAAAGTTATTACTGAAATTACAACTGTAAATCCAGGTCATGCAGTTGTTAACTATGAAGAAAAGGTTCCATTAAGTGAAATAAATTTTAATGAAACTTTACCTTTTGATATTGAAATAGAAAAAGTAGGAGAGAATAAAGGAAAGGCTGTTATAAAAGTTTCTGATCCTTTTACACCTAATATACCAATAGATTATTTACTTCTAAAGGATACTAAGTACGCAGATTTTATAAAAGAACTTCTTTTAAATGATGACTTGGATATAAAGGCTTTAGAAAGAATTAAATTAATTAAACAATATACGTATATAAGTGATTATAAATATAGTTATGACAAAAAAAATCCAAAAGAATTAATTGTAAAAAATAAAAAAGGGGATGTATATACTAAGAAGCAATTAAAAAAAGATATAGAGAAAAAAATAGAAGGTTATAAATATTCTATAACAGATAAAAATAAAAAGAAAATAGAAAAAAGCTTTGTTTTACAATTAAATCTTGATTCACGATCATTAGGAACTAAAATAAATGATATAATTTCTATAGAAAATAATAAAGTTGAAACACAAGAAAAAGATTATAATGATTTTGTAAAAGAAAACTTTTCATCTCCTTTTGTAGTTAATGCTGAAGGTCAAGTACCATTACTTGGAGGTTATTACACTTTTTCTGTATCTGATTTAAATAATCTTAAAAGAAATAAAAGAATAATAAAAGGTAATACAAGTCTTAAAAATTCTTCTGTAGCTAATAGTATAGTTGTATTAGATCAGATTGTAGCTAGATCAGAAAATTTTATATTATCGCCTGATAAAAAAACATATATTCAACTTGATGAAAATAGAAATGTAATACGTACTTATAATAGAGTAACGGATGTAATATCTGAATCATCTGACACTCTTGATAATTTAAGAGAAGTAGAAAAAAAAGATGCATTTGTGTTTAATGATGATGGAACTATAAATATTGATAGAAACAGGCTTGAGTCTAGTTATCTTTTAGATTTATTAGATAATCCTATAGATAAAAATAATAACACTGAAGAAGATGCAATATTAAGAATTAAAACAGGAGCAGTTATTGGAACTACTTTTGATGAAATTTTTAGAGATTATTTTTCTGAAGATGGTCCCAAATTATATAAAAACTTTATTGCTAATAGTGAGTTTAAAAAGAACGCAATTAAAAGATCAGCGTATAAAGATGTTATTGATGCAATTGATTATTGGACTGAAGAAAATATTTCAGAAGATGAAAAAGTTTATTCAGAAGGAATGCTTGTTTATAATGATGAGTTAGGTATAGCAGGAACATTAGATCTTTTAACTATAAATAAGAAGACTGGAGAAATAAAGATTTGGGATATGAAAACCAAAAGAGCTGGTAGTAAGTTCTTTGACAGTGGTTTTGAAGGTAGTGAAAGTGATGCTTCTAAGTTTTCAAAACAATTATCAACATATAACATTCTCTTAAATAACACAGATGGTCTTAGTGCATCTGAATTATTAATAATTCCTATTAAAGCTGCATCTGTAAGAGGTGAATATACAACTTATCCATCTGAATTTTCTGGAATTGAAAAACCATATAAATTAAAAAAATTAGAAAAAATACCTAATTTAAAACCAACACAACAAGTTACTAAAGTTATTTCTGGAGGGCAAACAGGTGTAGATCAGATTGGTTTAGAAGTTGGAAAAGCATTAGGAATGAAAACTGGTGGAACAGCTCCTGTAGGATTTTTAACAGAAGCTGGTAAAAAAGACCCTTCTTTAGCAGAAAAATATGGTGTCAAAGAAATCACAGCAGAAGAACAGGATAAATATGCAGAAGGTAAAACTGATGCTTATACTGCTAGAACAGAAATGAATACTTTAAATTCAGATGGAACAGCTTATTTTGCTACTAGTGCAGATAGTGCAGGAAAAATTGCTACAGAAAGATATGCTAAAAAACATAGTAAGCCTTTTATTCTAAACCCTACAGCGGAACAATTAAGAAAATTCTTAGCTGATAATAATATTAAAACTCTTAATGTCGCAGGTAATAGAGGTAGTAAACTTACCGCTCAAGAAAAAACAAATATTAAAAATATTCTTACTACTGCATTAAAAGCTCAACCAACACCACAAACTAGTGAGGTTGAAAGAAAAGGAACTATAAATGTTTATTGGGGACAAGCTGAATCTGAAAAATCTACCAAAGTATTATCTAATTTAGCCCCAAGAAAATTTACTTGGGAAGGTAGAGAATATGGTAGTGTAGAACATGCTTATCAATCTAATAAGTCTGGTACTTTTGATCAAACAACTTATAATAAATATAATAATCTTAAAACTACACCTGGATACGGAAGAAAAATAAGAGGCAAAGCTACTGTTGCACAAATGAAAGCAGCAGATAGTTTAGGTTTAATGAAGCAACTTGTAGTTGAATCATTTAAACAAAATCCTAATTCAGAACCTGCTAAAAAGTTAATGCAATATGAAAATTTCACGCATAATACTAATCAGTTAATTGACCAAGCTTTTCTTGAAGGTTTAAAATTAGCTCAACAGGAATTAGAATCTACTCAACCAGCACAAACTAGTGAGGTAAAAATAAAAAAAGAACCTAAAAAGAATAATACAGGATTTAATTCTACTGATGATCTTTCTGAAGAATTATATAGAACAAAACCTGCAGGAGAAACTCAAAGAGCCGAAACAAAAAGACAACAAAAAAGAGCTAAACAATGGTATGATTCAAATCCTATGTCTAAGTATTTACCATATGAAATAATATCTAATATTGTAAACTCTAATATATATGCACAGTTTACAGTAGATGGTATAACATTACATGATGGTTTTAATTACACAGATCTTTACCATGAATCATGGCATGGTTTCACCCAATTATTTTTAACTCTAGAAGAAAAATCTGAATTATATAATGAAGTAAAAAAAGATACTGGGACTTTTGTAACATATAAAGGAGTAACTAAAAAGTTTTCTGAAGCTAATGATAAAGAAATAGAAGAGTATTTAGCAGAAGATTATAGAGCGTATGGCCTTTCAGGAGGAAAAATTACTAAGAAAGATTCTCCTAAAAGAAATAATATATTTAGTAGAATATTTAACTTTCTAAAATCTTTATTTACTAATACTTCTTATGAAAGTGCAATTGTAAGGCCAGAAATATTAAATTCAGTAAGAAAATTACAAAAAGAGCTTTATAATGGGGATTTTGAACAGAGAAATTATTCTATTAACAATGTTAAATGGGGAAAACTAAATTACGGAATAGAGTCTTTAAATGAAAATGTAGAAAATTTAGACATTCAAAAGTCAAGAGTATTAATGAAATCTATAGATTCATTTATTTCTACATTTATTAATATGAGGATTGATCAAGATAAAAATACTAAATGGTCATCTGCATGGCATACCGCTCCTGAATTTTTCTATAAACATGCATATCAATTTGCTTTATATAAGTTTACAGAACTTAGAGAAACTGCAGATACAGAATATAAAAAAGAATTATTAGATTATGCAATATCTCAATGGGGTGATATAAGTGATTTAGGATCTACAAAAGGTGTAGCAGCATATCATAGAAATAACTCTAAATATACAGGAAGTTTAACTGATTCTTTAGATGCAGAAGCAGTAAAAGACTTAATAAGTGTTAACACAGAAAATCAACAATGGCAACAAGTAATTGAAGGGTCAAGTAATAAGCTTTCAACAATTCAAAGTGCGTCAAAACAAATTTTATTTTTAATAAAAAGTTTACATAAATATAATGAAGATGGTTCACCAAAACTTAATCAAATTGATATTCATGAACTTTCTGAATTTAATAAAACTTGGAGTAGATTATTAAAAACTTTAGAGTCAATAGAACATCCAGAAGAAATGTATGATGCTCTTAAAAAAGCTTCTAAAGCAGATGCAAATGTAGCAGGTACAATAAATGAATTATTAAAAAAATTAGGTGATCCTAATTTAGCTAAAGCAGATTCTGAAGTAGACATATGGACAGATTTTTGGCAAGTGTTTAATAAATCAAGAGTACCATTAGAGCAGATAACTGTTAAATTAAATACTAAAAAAGAAATAAAAAGTGAATCTGGGAAGAAAGATTATGAATCTATTCTTGAATATGAATTAACTTCTGGTGCTGCACATGGTAATTTACAAAAAATAAGAGCTAATTTTTCTTCATTTTTTAAATCAATAAAAAGAGATCCAAATAAGTATATAACAGAAATAAAAATAAAAGGAAGAGGAAAAGTACCTGTTTTAAAAACTGGAGAAAATACTAAGTTTAGAAGAACTTATCCTGATTATTATGCTGCTCAAAAAAATCCTTTTACATTTTTAAAAAATATTGGTTTTAATTTAGATAATAATAACTTATTAATTAATGAGATTAATAATAAAGAAAAATATAAAGAATCAATAAAATACATATATACTGCATTAATAGATAAAAAAAGAAAAGGTTTAATATTTGATATAATTAAAGACTTATCAAGTGAAACTGCTAGAGTAACTGAAATATTAAATGCTGAATCTAAATTTTCTGATAAATATTCTAATTTTTCTGTAAATAACGCAAACAATGATTTACAAAATGAACATACTTATAATGGGACTGTAAATAGAATTGTAAATGCAATTAATAAATCTAAAACTTATTCTGAATTAGTTTCTAAACCTTATATGTCTTTCTTAGATTTTAGAAATAATCCTTCTGTATTATCAAATGGTATATTAAATTCAATATTTGATATTGGAAATGGAGAAGGTCCAAAACTGATTGATAAAACAACTAAAAAAGAAATAGTACTTAAATTAACAAATTTATCTGGAGTTGCTAAAGTAAAAGATGAAATTTTAGATAAGTCAAATGTAACAGCTGATTTAACAGATAATGATAAATTAATTCAAGATATACATGATACTATAATAAGAGGTAATCCTGAATTTCCAAGACATGCTTCAAAATCTACATCACTAGCTGCTTCGCCATCAAGAGTTAAAAATTCTGGAAAAAATAAACATGTATATATTGACAGTGTAGAGTTTTCTAAAGATTATGAGAAAACAATAAAGTTTTATGATGGTGAGAATTTTAGTGAAGTTGTTACAACTGATGGAACAGTAAAAACTATTAACAAAATTATAGATCATATAATAGCTGATATTAAAAAAATAGAAATAATAAAAAAAGGTGGTCAACCTGAAGTTTTAGGATATACAGTTGGTACAAATAAAATAAAAGCTAAAGGTACAGAGTTGTATACTTTTAAAGGAATGATAAGTGAAGAGCTTTATGATAATATTCAAGATCAATTGGATATGGATGTATTAGATAAAGAATATGATACAGTTGAAGAATTTCTTGATGATGACTATGATTTAAATTGGTCATTAAGAGATTGGTTAACTCTTGATTTAAATGATTATTTAAATAATGTTTATGAACAGACATATCAGAAATTTAATGAAATGCCTTTTATATCAGAGTCTTTAGAAAATAAAATATCTAAAGAATTAGGAGAATATACTGATGAAAAGCTTTCAAAAGAACAAATGGCAGAAATAATAGTAAGCTCATATGTTGCAAATCAAATGTTAAATAAATTTGATTTAATGACAATATTTTATGGAGATCCTTCTCAATATAATATGCTAAAAGAAGATTTTCATAAAAGAAATGCAGCGATGGCTTCTGCAGGTCAAATCTTTAGAACTGATCAAGCAATGTATAATTGGATTAATAATGTATTTACTGCTCCTAATACTTCAAATCCAACACGTAATACAACATACGCACAATCACTTGGTTTAATGTCTAATGTTCTTTTATATTTTAATGGTAAACTTAATACTATAGTTTTAAAAGAAAATGAAATAGAATCTGCATATGCTGAAAATTATGAAAAAGCATTTAGAAAATATTATATAGAAAGATATAAAAATCTTAAATTATCTAAAACTGTAAAAGATGATATGATAAATAATGCAGTTCAAAGTGCAATAAAACCATATCTAAAAATGGAAGAAGGTGATGGTCAAGGATATCTTACATTTGATGCTTATAGAATACTTGGTAAATTACAAGGTAAATGGTCAAAAAAACAAGAAGAGTTATTCCAAAAAATTATTAATAAAGAAGATGTATCTAAATACAATTTATCAGAATTTTTTCCAGTTAGAAAATATCAATATTTTGGACCTTTAGCTACTACTAATAGTGTACCTTTAACAGGTTTTCATAAATATTCATTAATGCCTTTAATACCAAATGTAATTGAAGGAACTAACTTGGAAAAGTTACATAATAAAATGACAAGAGAAAATATTACTTATGGTACATATGGTTCAGGAAGTAAGATTTCTACAATAACTGAAAATGGTGAAAATTCATTATTATATAAAGGAGATATAAAACCTACAGAAAGTAGAGAATTTAATGAAGAAAGTAAATTTATTTCTAATCCAATTTATTTAGAATACTTAAAAGATCAAATTGATATTCATCCAGAATTTAAAAGAAAGGCTACATTTTCAACTCAATTTAGAAAATTAGTAGAGTTAAATATATTTGAAAAAGGAAGAGCTATTTCTAAAAAAATGAAAGCTTTTGCTACTACATATGAAAATTTATTAGAACAAAAAATTGAAAGTACTAAAAAAGAAATATTAAGAGAATCAGGATATACTTTAGGATCTGAAGATGTTTCAGGTTTAGTTGAAATGGTAGCTAGGCAATTAAAAGCTAGAGATCTTGCTGCACATGAGCTTGATTTTATTAATGTTGATTATAATGGTGAAATAGTTACTGATTTATCTTTATCTCTAAATGCTCCACAAATAGAAAAAATGTTAATGGCATTAGTTAATAATAAATTAATTAAGTCAAAACTAAATGGAGAAATGCTTGTATTAGTTTCTAATTCTGGTTTTGAAAGTTCACAGTTTACAAACGCAACAGAATTAGATAAACAAACATATGGTACTGATGGTTTAGCTTCATATCAAGAAAATGCTAATAATGGTCTGACCTCTGCAATGAAAATTAAAATTGCATTACAAGGTGATTTTACAAAATTACTTAATTTAACAGATTTAAAAGGTGATAAAATTCGTACTAGAGAAAGATTGAATAAGGTAATAAAAAATGAAGATTGGTTAAATAAAGATGACAATAGAAGAATGATTACTATGGTTGGTGTACGTATACCAGTTCAAGGTCTTAACTCTATGGAATTTATGGAAGTTGGAGAATTTTTGCCTGAATCAGCTGGTAATATAATTATACCTCCTTCTGAAATGGTTGCTAAATCAGGTTCAGATTTTGATGTTGATAAGCTTTCTATATATATGCCTAACTTAACAGTTATTAATGGTAAAACAGAATTAATTAAAAATTTAGATGTAACTGAAAATAAAGAAGACTTAGAAAATAAAATAGATTTTATAAAAGATCAAATAAAAGAAAAAAGAAATAATTGGAGAAAAAGTAAGTGGAAAGAAAGAAAGAAAAAATTAAGTCCTGAGCTTCAAATTGAGTTTCAAGAAAAAGAAGAAACTTTTAGACAAGAATCAAAAGTTGATAGAAAACTTAAAAAACAATTACTTACTACCTGGAATGAATTATATACTCAATCATTAAAAGTAAAAGGAACATATGTTACTAATAAACTATATGAAACTAGAAATGCTATTAATGAGGTAGAAAATAGATTAGAAGCATTAGAACAATTTTATTTAACAGAAGAATATGAAATTTTTAATAAAGAAGAAAAAAATATTCTAAAACCTTTATATGAAAAATTAGCTGAAAATAAAAGAAAGTTAAATTCTGTTGGTTCAAAAGGTATAGATAATGACACTATTAAAGTTATAAGAGAAATACTTGAGCAACCAGAAAATTTTATTGATTTAGTTTTACCATTAGGTAATGCATCATTAGAAGCATTAGCTGATAAAATGGCTCAAAGTCCTGCTGGTAAAAAGAAATATTCTCAATATCAGCAATTAAATACTGATGAAGGTGAAAGTGATGTATTAGAAGTTGCAAGAATATTTGAACCAATTTATAATTTGTATAAACATGCATCTAATGCAATTGGAAAAGCTGTATTAGGTTTATATGCTGTAAACAATACATTTAATTCTGTATATAATAGAATGGGAGCATATATAAATGATATTGATTTTAATACAAAAGCTATTCCTGGATCTAGTAATAAAGGAAAAGGTACAGCTGAAGGAGATGCTAAAGATGCTGCAATGCGTAAAGATGCTAATGGTTTTATTGGTGAAATAAGAAAAGAAGATAGTAGTAGTAATACATCTTTAAATAAAATAAAAGGAAAAATAAATTTAGAAGAAGTTGATGAAAATGAAGATTCAAAAAATATTTTAAATGATGAAACTTCAGTTGTTATGTTAGCACGTAATGCTTCATATAAGTACACTGATTTAAGTGAGTATACAAAACAAAAAATAGTAGAACAAGCTAAAAGAGGAGTAACTTTTATTGTTGGTGATATGCCTGGTGTTGATGAAAGATTTATTGAATATTTACAACTTATAGATGCAAAATTTACTGTTTATCATACAGGTAATAAACCAAGAATTACACAAAAAGTTAAATTAAAGCTATCACATAATAAATTTTTAAAAAATAAAAAAGAGTATATATCTCTTTCTAATATTTATGATGTTAATGGTACAACTAAAATATCTGATACAAATTCTCAATTAATAAATGGTGCAGTAGATGTTGAAAAGAAAGCCTGGTTATTTGATATTAATGCAGGAATTGAAAATGCTCCTTTACTTACTTTGTTAACTGAAAGCGGTGTTCCAGAAGAAAAAGCAATTTATTTTATTTCTAATCCTTATGTAGTAAATTATATAAAACAAGTTAGAATAAAAAAATCTGTATTTTATGAATTATCAAAAGCATACTTGACAAAGCAATCTGAAGAGGCGAGTAAATCTCCATTTGGTCTTAGGTTAATAAATATAAAAGCTGAAGAAGCTGTTATATTAAATCCTTTAAATAAATTTCCTAAAGAATTTAATACATCTAAGAAAAATTTTAATTTTAATTCTTTTAAGATTGCAAATACAGAAATTGAAAAGTATGAAAAAGAAATAGATAATATTGAAATTTTAAAAGATATTGCAATGAATGGTATTGATGATAATAATAGAGAAGTTGCGCAAGCAGCGTTTTATCATTATTTAAAACTTAGAGCTCCATCTAATGAAATGACACAGATTAAAACTAATTTAACTTATGATACTAAAAAATCAACTTCATTATATGCAGCATTTGAAAGAGAAAAAGCAAAATTAGGATTATTAAATTTAAACTATTTTGATCCAAATTTAATTAGTAAAATGATTAATACATCTATAATAGGATTATTTGATATATCAGAATTTTCATTAAAGTATTTATCTAATTTATTTGAATTAAGAAATCATCCAGATATAAATAATCATTTATCTAATGAAATAGCTTCAGGAAGCGTTCCATTGAAAAAGATGGGAATGACTAATGATGTAGATGGTAAAGAAAGATTTGTTAATATTTTTAAAAATGATCTTGTATCATTTATGTTTCAAAATAAAATAAGAGAATCTTTTTTACCTAAAATTGTTGATGGAAAATTAGTATTAAGCGGCCTTAAAGTTGAAAAAGATTTAAAAATTGAATATGTACAAAATCTAAAACAAGGTGTAGCAATTAAAGATGATGTTATATATGTAAATTCAAATAAACTTAATAGCGATTTTTTAGATGCTAAAAAAGATCCTAAAATTGGTAGATATATAACTTCTTTTGATGATTATTTTGAATTTGCTTTACAAAAAGAATTATTAAAATCTTCAACAACAGCAGAAGATTTATATGATGATAAATATTTTACTGATTTATATGATGAATATGTTGCTGAAGAAGAAACAGAAAAGAAAAAAGAAAGTCTAAAAAAAGTTTATGATTTTTATTTAAATCAAAAAACATTAGATAACATATATAATAAACAAAAACTATTTAAATCAACTAATACTTATGCGGTTAGGTTATCAGAAATTTTAGATAAACATCCAGATTTAATTAATCAATACGAAATATTAAGCAATTTAGTAATTGATAAAGGAAATTATGTGACTAATTTAAAGTATAACGAAAAAATAGATGACGGTGAAACTTTTGAAAATTATTATTTAAATGTTTCAGAATTAATGGATCCAAATATAAAAAAGGTAGAAAATGAAGAAGATAATAAAATGATAACAGAGTTTTTTAAAGATTTTCCATTTTTTGCGTTTTTTCAAACAGGACAAGATATAAATAGTCCGCTATCTTTAGTAAGAGGTGTACCTAATGAAAAAATATTAGAAGTATTAAAGTCTGCTCATAAGGATGTCATTGATATGTTTAATGATAAAACTTATGATGGAAGAATGAAAAGTGCAGAATATTTAGATTCATTTACTAAAAGTCTTATTAATAAATATGAAGATCAAAATCAAAAAGCTTGGAGATTTAAAAATTGGACAGAAAAAACAAGTAATTTAAAAGAAACACTTACTGATATAAATAATATTTATATAAATAATTCATCTATACAGCTTATTAATACTTATAGAAAAAATGGTGCTTATATAGACAGTTTAGTTGAAAAAACTGAAAATACTAATGAGTTAATTGTTTTACCAGTACAAAATGAAAACTTTTATCTAAATAACAAAGCATATAAAATTAAGTCTAAAAATTATGTAGATGGAAATATGGGAATTATTTTAAATGATATTCAAAATGATGAAAATTTTGAATTTAATAAAGAAAATATTGATACTGATATAGATTATTATGTTACAGAAATGAATAATGGAAATAAATTATTATTTTTAAGCAGTGGTTATGGAGAAAATTTATATAGAAAAGCACCTAAAACTTATCAATATCTTAGTGAACAGCTTTATAAAAAATTTGGATACATAAATCCAAAATCTATAGAAAATAGTGTTATAACTGATAATATAAATAATAGTCAGAATATAACTAATAAGATGTTAGAAGATAATATAGAGAATAGTATAAACCAAATATTAGAAATATTTGATCAAAATTGTTAAATAATGGCAACTTGTAGAATTATAAGAGATAAAAAATCAAATCAAATAACAAGTGTTCTTTCACCTACTGGTGCTGAGTCAAAACTTTATGCGCAAATTGAATCTTTACCGCAAGTAAAATCAAAAGAAGACGCTTTAAGAATTTGGGCTAAAGTTTATACACCAGCTTTTAAAAAATGGTTTTCTGATTCAAATGTAAAAGATGAAAATAATGAACCTATTTTAGTTTATAAAAAAAAGGGGACTACTAATAGATTTGAATTTACAACTGCATATATTGAAAATGAATCACCATATGTAATATCTGCTAAAAATTTAACAAGTGTTAATCCAGAAATATTAAAAACTGAAAATTTAAATATAAATTCTAAAGGTTATATAGGAGTTAATGATGAAAGTGGCATTACTGATTATGTTATATTCAAAAAAAATAATGCATTTAAAATATTACCAAATTCATATAATGAGATATCAAATCAAGAAGTAGATAAAACATTAGGTGAAATGGCTCATCAAAAGTTTAATCTAGAATTAAGAAAAAAATTAAGTAAGTATATAAAAGGTTTAAATATTGAAATAACAAATGAAGATGCTGATAAGGTATTAGATGAAATGAATATACGTGGTCAAAATCCAATGTCTGGATATGATCAACTTCAAAAAATATTAGTATTAAGAGACAATGTTACAGATAAAGATTTATTAATGCAATCTGCTAATATAATCTTTACAATGCTTGGTAAAAGATCATTTTTATCTTTTCAGTTTATGAAAAATATTAGCGAATGGTCTGAATATCAAAAGTATTATGATAAATATAAAGTAAGTTTTGAAAAAATTAAAGATAAAGATAAGTATAATAGATTTGAATCAGAGATTGACGAAGATATATATGGTGATGTTTTTGATATAAAAAAAGATAATTATTGGATTAGAAAACAAGTAGTTATTACGTTTATTGCACAAGCTCTTGAGCATGGATTAGATAATGAATATTTAGGAGAAAAAAGAGAGAATCCAGATATAACTAAAGACTTTATATTAAAATCAGGTGCAAAAGATAGATTTGAAGAAAATGTATTAAAAGCATTTTATAATGCTATTTGGAATTTTTTACATAGAGTTTTTAATAATAAAACATTTAAAAAGTTAAATTATGATAACCTGGTAGATATTGCTTTAGATGTAGCTGATGATGTTTATAAAGAAAATTTTAATAAAATTATAAGAGCATATAATATTGATCCTGTAACTCAAAAAGTTGTGGACGTAAAAAATGTTGAATATGAAATTAAAAATTATCAAGAGTCATTAAATAATGATCCTTTTGCAGCTAGGATATTAAAAACTTTATTTAATCTTTCTTCAGCAAATTTTGAATTATCTGGATCATTAGCATTAAGAAAATACGGAAAAATATTAAGATCAGTAAATGAAGAAATACATGATATTGATGGTTCAATATTGTATGATGATTTTATAAAAGAAAGTAATGCTTTAGTTTTTAGAAAATGGATAGAAGATACAGGTATTGCATTAAGTCATGGAGGTAGAGCTTTTGAGTTTAACGTTGGAGTTAAAAAATTTATTGAACAACAAAAATGGTATAAAGAAATAACAGATAAATTTCCTAGCAAAAGTAAAGGTGGAAAATTTGTTTTTGAAAAATCATTTATTGGAAAATCTGAAAAAAATGGTGAAACTGTTGTGATAATGGGATATATTGAACATCCTACAAAAATGGAAAATGTAAACAATGTTTTTAGCCCTGATCATGGAAAATTTATGCCAAAAAGATACCAAGTAGATTTCTTTCTTAGAACTGTTCCATATGACAAAAATAAAAAAGCATATCCTCAAATGTTTGGTAATTATTTTAAAGATTGGAAAGAAATATTTGAAGCTAAAATAAAAATGGGTAGAACAAAAGATTTAAATGATTTAATATTTTTTGTTCCTTTTGTTAAAGATAAATATAAATTAAAAAATAAAGGGTTTAGATTCTTTACATTAAAAGAAGATATTGTTACAGATGAAGAATTTTTTGAAGATGCTGCTTTATTAAATCCAACTGAAAATGTTCATCTTGTAGATCTTGATATAGAAGGTCAAAAAAATATTATAGCTAATGATGCATTAACACAAATAGCTTTAGCATTAAAAAATTCTTTTAATATCAATTATAATATGATATCAAAGAAAGATGCAATAACATTAACTGAAGAATCTCAGAATCCTTATACAGGACAAAACCCTTCTTTTTATTATCAAGGTGAATTATATTTTATAAATGAGTTGCAATCAACTGAACAATTATTACATGAATTTTCTCATCCTTTTATATCCGCTATAAGAGAATCAAATCCAAATTTATATAATAAGTTAGTTTTTGATTTAAAAAACACTGCAATAGGAAAAAAGTTATTAGATGAATCTTTAAATGAATATCCAGGTTTTGATTCAAATCATTATGCTGTAACAGATGAAATGTTAGTAAAAGCATTAACAAATGCTGCTGAATTTATTAATAAAAAAGAACAGAGCTCTTCTGAAATGAAAAGTATAGTGCAAAGGATAATACTTGGTATAAAAAAAGTTCTAAGAAAATTATTTGGTAAAAAAATTAAAATTGAAAAACTAAACCCATTAACAAATTTAAAAGAGTTAGCAGAAATGTTAAATCAAGCTGCTGATCCTGATAATAATGTTTCATTTAATGTAAATACTAGTATAGTAACAGAAGATAAAGTAGTGCAATATTTAACAGATACTCAAAATTTTGCTAAAGATATTTTAAACATAGAAGGAGAAGAAGTAATTAAAATAATTAATTCACAGTATGAGTTGATTAGATCTCATATTTTAAAAGTGAGAGATGATGAAAATTATGAAGGTTTAAAATACATATTAGCTCCTGAACAAGGAACTGGTCTTTATGATGAGTTACAACAAGGAATTTCTAAAGTACAAACTTTAACAAACACAGATGAATCAATTGAAGAGTTGTTAGATAGTATGGAATTTCAAAAAAAGGCTGCATTAGCACTTACAGGTAATTTAATTAAAACTAACAAGCTAATAAAGCATATATATAAGCATATTAATTTAATGAAAGAAAGTCCTAATAATAAGGAAAATTTAATTCAAATAACTTATTATAATAACTTACTTATGAATTGGAAAACTTTTATTGATGATACAAAAAAGACAATGCGTGAAGCTGGTGTACAATCAGATTCAGATATAGGTAATTTAGTTGGTAATATTTCAGATAGAATTGATGATTCTACAACTATTATAAATAAAGTATTTGAAAAAGGTTTAGTTGATATATTATCAGAACAGTTTGATGTTGTAAATGATAGAATGACTGAATTATGGGAACAAAGAAAAGCAAAATTAGTTGCTAGAGAAGCTCCTAAAAGTCAAATAGAAAAAGAATACAATGATTATAAAAAATATTTGATTTCTAAAGATAAGATGAAAGAGTATCTTAAAGGTGAGATGGGAGATGCAAATGCATTTAACAGTTTCTTAGAAGGTTATATGTATAATAATGATCCAATAATTTCAAGTTTTGGAGTGTATTTAAGAAATAATTTGACTGAAATAATGAATGAAAGTGATAGAGAATCAAATAAATTTTTAAATAGTATAAAAAGTGATCTAAAAGATGCGGGTTATAATCCAAATAATTTAGAAAAGTTCTGGAAAAAATATTTATTTATTGATGAGGATGTTACTAAAAATGATGAAGGTAATATTGAAAAATTTGAAGTATGGACTATGTTAAATCCATATAAAAATTATAGGCTTAAAATGGCAATAATGCAACAAAATGTAGATGAAGCAAAACAAAAGTATAGCTCTACAAGAGATAAAAAAGATTTTAAGATTTATGCAGATTTAGTTGAAAAATATAGAAATCATAAAAAGTTATTTTTTAATAATACATATTTAGATTCATTTTATGAACCTGATAAAATGATGGAAAATGAAATAGGAAGAGAAGCATTAAAAGAAAGAGATTCTATATTAGAAGAAATATCATTATTACAAGATCAAATGGAAGATGAATATGATGAATTTCAAAACTATGATGTTTTAGATCAATTATGGAAAAAATATAGATTATTATTTTCTGAATACGGTAAAGATGAAGAAGGAAAAGCAAAAGCAAAATTATTAAAAGAGTATAGAAATGCTAAAAATGAATTTTATGATTGGGTTGAATTACCAAATGTATTTAATAACGCATATTTAAATTTTATTGAAAAATTAGAACAAAAGTTATCTGATGAAGAATTTGAACAAGGTACAAGTAAATATGATAATGAATATAATAGATTAAAACAAGAATGGATAGATAAAAATACTATTCCTCAAGTATCACAAGAATGGTATGACCTAAGACAACAACAGTTTGATATAATAAAAGATATCACAAAAGATTTACCTGTTAATGTTAAAGAAAGTATTAATATTGAAGAAGCATATGAAAAAATATTTGACGCAGTAACACCTTTTAGAGATGATGATAATGAGCCTAATGCTTTAGAAATGGATGAAAAAAGGATTAGTGATGTAAAACAATTACAATATGATATAGAAGCAATAAAGGAAGAATATGCGGGTTTAACTGGTTTAACTACATTAGAATATGAAACATTACAAAATTATTTTAGAATGTTGCGTAATAAACAAAAGTTAACTAAATCGCAATTTAATGAATTTAAAACTTTATCAGAAACTAGATCTGAATTAGGTTTAAGTAAACTACAGAAAAAAAGATTATTTGCTGCATTTGAAAGATTATCAGAATTACAAAAAACTGATGCTACTATATATTATCTCGATGAAATAAATAATATTATACAAAAAGAAAATTTAAGTTCTACTTTAGAAAATTCTACAGATAAAAAAGAATTTGATAATGAGTTAGCAAATAAGCTTTTAACAAAAGATTTTTCAGGTGTATTGGCTTCATTAAGAAGAAATAAAGGTTTTAAAAAATGGTTTGATAAAAATCATTTAGCAAATGATAAGGTAGATAGGAATGGTGATGAATATACATCATATAAAAGAGTATATGTTTGGAGCAAAGTTAAACCTCAAGATGAATTTGAAGAAAAAGATGGTGTAGTTAGATCTACAGGTCCAAGTAAGTTTTATGAAAAAACTAAACTTTATGACGCTCAAGGAAATGAAATAGATGAAATTTTTGGAAAACCTTCTTATAAATTTAGACAGAAAGTTGTTAAAAAAGAATATCATACTCCTAAAGAAATTGGAAAAACTGTTGATGTAAAAGGGAATTGGTTGCCAAAATCTTATTCTGAAATGCAAAAAATAGTTGCTAAAAATCCACAATTAGAAGATCCTTATAGATATATAAATATGGATTATGAAAATATGGATAAGAATAGCTCTGAATTTAAACTTTTAGAAAAAGTTAAAAAATATCATATTAATAATCAAAAAGGGTTAAATAGAAATAGTAAATTAGGATACGATGTTCCTAGATATAGATTAGAAAGACTTGGGTTATTTCAAAGAAAAAATATTGTCACACAAGGAAAAGAAAAATTAAATGGTTGGACAGCTTTTGTTAAAGACACAAAATCTAAATTTGTTAAAACTAAAGAAGATTGGGAAGTTGGATTAAATCCAGATGATCAGCATGTTGAGGTAAATTTAGATTTACTTAGTGATAAAACCGCAAAAATACCTATATCAGGAAGATATCAAATGGATTTAGATGAAGTATCATTAGATTTGTTGTCAGCAGTTGAAAAATATCAGTTATCAGCTAAAAGACAATTAAAACTAATTGAAATAAGTCCGATTGCAGAAGCTTTATCAACAACACTTAATGAACAAGGTGTAATAGATACTGTTAATGGTGTTAAAAAAATCATTAAAAAAACATATCAAAATTATGGTTTAAAAACTAGTTTGAAAAAAGAAGGAAAAAGTGTAAGAGCAAAAGGTATAGATAATATTATAGAAAGAGACTTTTATGGTATTAATATTACAGGTAGAACAAAAGATCAAGCTTGGTTGCATAAATCAGTTGGTTGGTTACAAAAAAGGGCGTCTTTTGGTTTCTTTGCTTTAAACATACCATCAGCTCTTAAAAACAGATATGGTGCAATATTTCAAAGTATAATAGAAACAGCTGCTATGAAGTATATGACTCCTTTTTCTTATGCCCAAGGAAGGGTTTGGTCAGCAAAAGCTCAAATGGAAATTACATCACAATTATATAAAGTAGGTTCTAAAACACTAAATGCTCAATTAGTATTTGCATTTGATGCTATACAAGGTTATCAGGAAGAAAGAAAAGGTGATGCTGCTGGAAGAAGTTTACTTAGAGATGTTGTTTCAGGTAGTTGGGTTTATTCTCCTAGAAAATTTATGGAAATGGGTGCTACATTGCAAGCATTTGGAGGAATGATGTATAATGTTAATGTGCCAAAAGTAGATAAAGATGGTAATCAAATTAAAGTAGATGAAATTACCCAAAGTGTTCCTTATGCGGAAGCATTTGAATTAGTAGATGGACAATTATCTTTGAAAGAAGGATTAGATCCTGAATATGATGTTAATGGGAAAAAGTTTTTTGAAATAAAAAATAGAATGAGTGCTGTCACTAGAGATTTGCAAGGTGCATATGCAGCAGAAGATCAGCCTGAAGCTAATAGATATTTAATGTTTAGAATGGCATCATATATGAGAAAGTATTTTACAACTATGATGATGAGAAGATTTGGTATGAAACTTACTAAAGATTCAAATAAGATTTTTGGTTATTCAATAGATGGTAGATATAATATGGGATTAGCAGAAGTACAGCTAGGTTATTATATAGAAACTTTTAAATTTGCAGGTGAAGTTTTAAAAAGAGGAACTACTGCTATTAAATATATGACTCCTGATCAAGCAAATGCTCTTAAGAGAACTATATTAGAATTTGCTATGTTAAATCTTACAGTATTAGCATACGGCTTAGTTGGATATAATGACGATGATGAGGATAGATGGAAAAAAATGAAAAAACTTTCTGGTCCATTACCTGGATTTTTTGTTGAAGACGACAGAGAATTTAAATTAGGTGGATACTTACAACAACATTTATTATATCTTCTTATGAATATAAGAGCAGAGAATGAGCAGTTTATTCCTTTATCAAAATATGGATTAAAAGATTTATCACAAATGAAAAATGTTAGTTCAGTTGTGTTTGGTCCTACTACTGATACATATGTAAAAATAATTACAGATATGAATGAAGAGTTTTTTGGGGAAGGTAAAAAATCAAGATATAAAAAAGATGTTGGCCCATATGTTTGGCAAAAAGAAGATTCTTTTAAAATATGGAATAATGCATTTAAAGCATTTGGTATAACAGGAAGTTCAATGGATCCTTATTTAGGAGCAAGAAACTTTAATTCGTTTAGACAAAGATTTAGATAATGTTTATTAGTGATTATATTGAAATTAGAGAATCTAATTTACATGGATTAGGTGTATTTGCAAAGAAGGACATACCTAAAAGAACAAAGATAGAAATTTCTCCAGGTATCTTATTAACTAAAAAACCTCAAGATATACTTTTTAAGTATTGTTATAGTCATAATCAAAAACCTTGGGCAGTATTATTTCCATTAGGATATCTTGGAATTTATAATAGTTCTTCTAAACCTAATATAAGAGTTTCAATAAATTGTGAAAAAAATCTTATAACAGTTATTACTAAAACTAATATTAAAAAAGATTCAGAAATTTTGCATGATTATGAAGCTTTCAGAAAAAAAGAAGGAGATATTATTGATTAAAAAAAAAGGTGACATTTCTGCCACCTTTAAACATGAAAAACAATAATTACGCAAAAAAACATAATTATGCTGTAAATATACAAAATTTTTAAAAAATATATCTTATTGTATTCCATGGAATAATACTATCATGCAATTCTTTAAACAAGTTTATAGATTCTTGTTTTAATGATCTTTTATATCTTACATTAACTCCGCCATAACTAGAAGTCTTTTCTTCTTGTGTTGATGGATTCCATAGTAAATCTTCTCCTGGAATATTATTATCAATGTTATATTGATGTTTATTTTTATTATGTGTTAAAAATATAACTTCTGATTTTACTTCATCTTTGTAATCTATATAATCATTACACATATTAAATAATAAACTATAATCTTTAAGCCAGTTATCATTAATTATAACAGGACTAAAATTTAAATGAACTTCGTATCCTGCTTCAATAAACGCATTAACAGCTTTAATCCTGTCTATAATATCAGGAGTATTTGGTTCTACAATACTAGATATTTTTTGTGGCATTAAACTAAATCTTATTCTAACTTTTTTTAAAGGATTGTATTCTAAAAATTTAATAGGAATAATTTTAGTAGCAAATGTTGCTTTTGCATAAGGATGTTCAAGGAAAAATTGAAATATCTTTTTCCAATTATAATATTTAGAATGAAGAGCAAAATCTTCATTACATGCAATATCATATGTTATATACTTAGGATCAGTTTGGTTTGGTTTTTCTATTGTATCAAATAATGAATGATTGTTTATTGCAGTTAATATATCTTCTATATTTTTTGCAACACTTAATCCTTCTGGAACATTACGTTTCATATAACAATAAGAACAGTTTAATAAACAACCATAACCAAAAGAAGGAGCAATATAATCACTACTCCTTCCTGATGGCCTTATTATCATAGATTTTCTAGTTACTTTTTGAATCATTAAGTTCTATTTTTCTTTTTTCAATGTCATCATTTGTAATTGCTTTTGCAGCATCAATTGCATTTTGTATTACAATTCCTGCTACACCATCATTAAATAATGTATTCATTATAGCATTTTTTTCTAAATTTTCTTTAATTAATAAATTAAATAAATTAGAATCTAAATCACTATTAATAAGCTTTAATATTTTCTCATAATTTTCTTTAGTTATATAGTAACCTTCTCCAGGTTCTATTCCTTTTTCATCTAAACCATTAGTATCTAGTTTAGTAAAGTCATTTACTAATTCTCTCATAAGTTCAGTTCTTTTATTACGTACTCCTTTGATTCTTCTATCTAGTACATATGCAATAGTTTTATCAGTTTCACCTTCTATATGTTGGTCCAATAAAGTATTTAATTCTTCTTTTGTCCAATTTTTACCATCTCTAAGATATGTTTTTGTTGATGCCATTTTTTTTTAAATTTAATTTGTTTATAAATAAATAATGTTTATATTTGAAATGTGTTTGTTTTCTATATGTTCATAGAATTCTAGTTTTAAGTTTAAAAGGGAGGTTTTCACCTCCCTTTTTTTATTGTTAAAAATCAAATTCAGGCAACTCCAATTTGTCTTCTTTTGGTTCTTCAACAATATCTTCCACATCTTCCACATTTTCAACGTCTGATTCATTTTCAACTTTCTCATCAAAATCTTCTTGAGATCCATTTTTAAGTTCAGTTTTAATGTCATTAATATCAGAAAGATTTATGTCTTCATCTATAGACTCTTCTCCAAAATAATTATCAAAAGATAAATCATTATTAGATTCTTCTATATTTTCTGCCTCACCTAAAATGTCTTCAGCCTCTGTTTTTTCAATTATTTCTTCAGAAACTTCTGGTCTGACTTTATCAGCAATAGCATTAAACACATCCTCTTCTTCTCTCTCCTCAATGATCTCTTCTTTTTCAATCATATCAGCTTCCTCATCAGCTAAATTATCTAAAGCTTCATTTCTTATTACTTCACCTGTTTCATCATCAAACTGTTCTATTTTATCATCTCTCACTCTTAAACTAACAGGATTATGTTCAGGTTCTAAACCTCCAGTATTATCAACTCCATGTAAGAGTTCATTAGCTTCTTCTTCAGTAGCTTCAGGACAAGAATTCATATCGTCTGTTCCTAATAAATTATCAAGTGGGTTTGGAGTCACTTCTTTATCAATAACATCTTCTTGATTAATTAACTGATCTAATGTTACCTGGTTTGGATTTACAGTAACTGTATTGTCTTCTATATATCTTTTTGATATAAATGAATGAAAATTAGCTAATGTATCCATCCATTTTTTAGGATGAGATGATTTAAAAGCATATGTAATATGATTATATATAGTCCATAAAGAATTTAAAGGAGCATTATAATCATGAGCAGGTTCTAAATATTGCTTTTTAGCAGTAATTAATTGTCCACTTGTAATTAAATCTTCTTTAAAGAATAAAACACCCATTAATTCAGCTATTTCACTTTCAGTTAAACATTTATTTTTCATAGCTTCTTTATCTTTTTTAATCATATCATAAAAATTAGAAGCAGAATTTATTTGTAACTCAATATGATCACTTACATTTTTTAATACTTGAGATTTATCACCTTTATGTACTTTTCCATAATTGGCCATATCTCCTACAAGCATACCATTTCCGCATACAAATACATGTGCACCTACTGCACATTTAAATCTCTGAGATCTATCATATGAATTTGACCATGCAAACATAAGACCTAATTCTGGATCATCACCATGATTAATATAATATACACCCTGAACTACTTCTCCACCATTTGTACATCTGTATTCAGTTTTATTTATTTCGTAATTTTTCTGACTTAATAAATTTTTAACAGTATCAATTATATATCCGTGAGGAACTGTTACATATTGTTTACTAAATCCTGTTGGAAGAGAAACTTGTTTAATTTCTGCTTCACTTATGTTTCCTATTTTTGTTGGCATTTTAAAATAATTTTATTTGTTTAGTTTTAGGGCCTGCAATATTTTCTATTTCTGTATAAATAGAATTCAAATAATACTTATCATTAATATTGTATTTAGACCATTCTTTTTTTTTATATGCATTAAATAAAGTTAATAGCCATTTTCCACTATCTGTTTGGATTTCACGTCCATCTCCTTTATTTACTTTTACAATTTTACAACCTTGATTACTTACATAATAACGTATAGTTTTTTGTAAATCTTCAGTTTTATATTCTTTGTCAATCCATCTTTTTTCAAATTTCCAATTACCTTTAATTTTCTTACCAATACAATAATCAAAAATATTCTTATTATTTTCTATGTACTTTTCAGGCGTTACATCATTTAAAAAATAATGATACAATGCTTGAGGGACTATTAAATTACTTGGATTTTTATGTAATGGTAAATTTTGAAATTCAAATCTACCTTTACATTTAACTTTAGAATGATAAAAATTACCTTTTTCTTGTTTAATTAAATTATGAGGATTTTCTTTTAGTTTATTGTATTCATCACGTTCTACTCTTTTCCAATCATGTACTGCGATATAATTATTTACATCAGCTAATATTAATTTTCTATAACTATCATGTTCCAAATTTAAACTAGTAATATCTTCCCATTCTTTACATATTTCAAGATATTTTTCTTTATATTTTTTAGGTATTAAAGTTTCTAATCCATCTGTATTTTGCATTAATGGAATTGATCCTGGTATTTTGTCCATAATCATTTCATATAACATTAATAAACTAAGTTGTCCATTAATAGTTATCTGCATTGTAAACTGCGGATCATAAAGAAAACTATATTTATCATTACTTAAACCATATGTTGAATTTAAGATAATTTTATATACATAATTTCTAATATCAGATTTTGGTATTTTCACTCTTTCATTAAAAAACCATTCATACTGTTCACAAAAAGCTTCTTTTGGTAAATGAGCTGGAGACCATTTATTTCTAATAGCAAGATTAGGATAAAAGCTAGTAACATCTGATGACATAATCATCATATCTTCATTAGTCTTATATATACCACTACTACGAGCTCCATGTATACCACCTAAACCAAAATCAGTTTTGACTCCGTGAAATTTAATACTAGCATTAAAACCTCCTTTTGTTTTTGAAGGATCAATTATTTTTGATTTAAATTTATCTAATAATTCAATAAGTTGTTTATTGTTAAATTTAATATATGGTAGTAAAATTTTACTTACATCAATTGTTGATCTTTGTGTACTAGAATATTTTATATCAGTTTTTTTCCAACCAGTTTTTTTGGTTAAAAAATATAAAAATAATTCTTTAGAAATTTTTGGTTCTGAAGCATTATATAAATTTATCTTATATTCAGTTGTTAAAGATTTTCTCAATTTAATTTGATCAATTGACCTTTTAAATATTTCTTTAGTAGACTTAACATCATTAATACAATAATCAATTATCATATCTAAATCTTCTTTTTTATAAATAGGATCACCATGATGTAAAGGCATGTCTTGTAAATTTTTCCATCTCATTGAGAACTGAATCCATTTAAGACTTGATCTTTTAGCTGCATTATCCCAATGATTTAGTTTAAAAACATCTAATTGAGGTATTTGCATATTATACTCATAATAATCTAGCCATTCACGACTTGATTGCTTATTTATAACATGTTGTGCTAATTTATATACTTCATACGTTATTTCTTTTGCATTATATTCTGACCATTCATCTTTTGCAGCTAACATGTATTCAGTTATTTGTGCATCAAATCCAAGACCATTATATGAAATATGTCTTTCTTTGTTAAATATATTTTTTTCTAAAAAAGTTATAAAGTCATTAAAATCATTTGTTTTTTCATGTATTACAAAAATTTTTTGTTCATCTGTTTTATAATGCTCAAATACAGCTACAAAACAATTGGCCATAGTTTCATAATCCATTACCCAATGGTTAGTCATTTTTTTTTGTTTTAAGATCTTTTATTCTAGTTTTAATTGCATGTTTAAACTGTGCATTTAATATTGGTAATTTAATATACCATTCTAAATAAGAAAGATCATCACATTTTTTTATAAGTTTATTTTTGTATTTACCAAAAGTAAATCTTCTTACTTTAAAATTTCTTGTTTCAGTAATAGTAGAATATTTAAACAAATATTTTTTCTTTTTTATTAAAATAATTTTATTATTATCAGCACTTTCTTTAATTTTTGAAGTAGGAATATTTAATATTTGACCTGCTAATTGCATTGATTCAAAATTTTGACGTGTAAGTATATTCATTATTGGTTTCATATTTTTAATTTTTAAAAATTAGAGCAAAAAAAAGCACGGACTATCCGTGCTTATAATAAAGAATTAACTTTATTAAACTTTAATTAAATCAACTGGAGGAGGTGTAGTTCCTAAAAGATTAGGACTTTCCATAGTTTTTAAATCAAGATATTTTTTATAATCAAAACTATTATGATTAACAGCAATATTAGTTATGAAATCATCAATTTCATCTCTTTCAGTAATATAGTATTCACTATAACTTTCTACTGAAACTCTTTGTTTCTGATGAGGTTCATCTTTTGTAATTTTTGCTTTTCTCATTTTTGGATCACCATTTTCATCAAGTCTTTCAATCATATGAAAAACATCTTTTTTTCTAGTTCCGATTATTGCTAATACTTTAGCCATTGGATTAAAAATAGCTTCAATATAAGGTGAATCTAATGATACAGGCATTAATTTAAATGTTAAAGTAGGACCATAATTACCTGTAACAAGTAACATAGATTCCTTTCCCCATTTTTTTGTTTTTTCAGACATAAGTTAGTTTTTAATTTTTACTAAATTAATCATATATCTTGTAACTTCAAAGTTTTAGGAGTTAAAATTAGTTGTTCTTTTTTTAAATCAGGTTTATCACATAATTCTCCAACATCCATTATTATTTTACTTAATTTATCTTTTTCATTAGTGCTTGTTGATAGTAATTCAGAGTATGCTTGATAATATTCTTCAGGATATAAATAACTTTTTACATTATCTATATTAGGATTATTTTTATAAAAAGTTAATATTTTAGTTTTTAACTTTCTAGATAATAAAGAATATCTTCCTGATAAAAAATGTTTCCAATCTGATTTTTCAAAATTAAATGTATAAATACCTTTATTTTCATCAATTTGATAAAAAGAATTAAAATGTTTATTTCCTAATAAATAAATATTTTCAAAATTTTGAAATTTTGTAGTTTTATTTATTTCATATAAACATATAAATTGATTTTCATAATATTCAATTTTATTTTTCCAAGAAACATATGTTTCTATAGGTACAATTTTAGTACCTCTTTTTATTTCCAAATAAGGGTATAAAAATACCCTTGATTTTTGGAAATATGCATTATACAATTCAATAATATTTTCTTCCATAAGTTGATAGTTTAAAGTATTACTTTCTCTATTAAAAATTCATATGGTAATGAATAATTTTTTTCATTATAATGGTACTTTGCTTTATCAATTACATTTATTTTAGTTTTATGTTTCCATTTTTCTATAGATGATCCACAAACTTCAAATGGGTAAACATTTTGATATTTGTCAATTACTATAAAAGTAGAAATAATTTTTAACTTATTAAAGTTTAAAGATTTATTTTTTAAATATATTTTTACAAGTTCTTCATAAATTGCCATTTGAACCCAATATTTATAGTATTCTACTGTGTCTTCAAATTCTAATAATGTTTTACCTGATGTTTTAACATCATTTATATATACATATTTATTTTTATAATCAATAACTAAATTATCTATTATACCTTTTATATTACATTCAAAATAATCAGAATAACCCTCTATTTTAAGTTCATTATGAACATCTATATTTTCAAAATCTTCAGAACCATCTAATTTTAATAATTTATATACATCTTTATTAGATTTTATTTTATCAGCTGATTCTAAACATTTTTCATATGTTTCTTTATCTACAATGTTTTTACCTTCAGATTTATATAAAAATTCTAAATATTTTTTATTTTCATCTGTTAGAATTTTTTTCATTCTTTTTAGATCACCAGTTTTATAATCTGAAGCTTTAGGATCTTTATCATCTTTTAAAGATTGATGTAAATTATTCCATTTTAACCATTGAATAATTTCTATTTCATATAATTCTAAGTTATCTGTTCCCATATTTAATTTCCATATGTATTCAACAATTTTTTTATTGTTTCCAGATGGAACTTTAAAATCTACAAGTACAAAATTATTTTCAAAATTATGTTTTTCTAAAAGAAGGCAGTGAACCAACTTCCCATCAATGAGATGTTGGTCCAATTTATCTTCTTTTTGTTTTAAAACATACCATTTAAAAAATAATTGTGGATCATATAATAGTTTATTTAAAGAAGAGTAACTATATGAAAACTCTTTATTATAAAAATTATTTATTAATTGTTTTTCATCCATCATATTTTATTTTCTAGCATTTCTTTTTCTGAATAAGGTATATCATGTCCAAAGTATCTTTTTACTTTATTAGATAATGTTATATTTTTAATTTCAAAAACTTGATATCCGTGATTTCTTAAGCGTTCTTCCATTTCTTTTTTTGCAAGAATTGATATTTCACTTAATATTTCTTTAGTTAAATAATTTTTATCCATTAAAGAATTAATAATATCATCATATGAAGGATAATACCAATCATTAATATTTATAAATTTTATTAGACTTTTAAAATTAACATGTGATTTTTCTCTCATATTATTTATTTTTATAGGAGCGAATTCTCTAAATATTAATAATATTTTATGTAAAGATGTTTTATAATTACAATTAGCTAATATTTCTAAAGCTATTAAATGATTTTTTTTGTCTTCACTATTAAACATGTTTCTTATTCCTTCAAACATTTCTTTATCAATTGTTATAGAGTCTTGGTTAACAACATCAATTAATACTGTATCAAATATTATAGTATTATTAGGACTTATATTTAAAATTTTATTTAATGATTTCATTTTTAAAAAGTTATCATCAAATATTACATATTTTAATTTAGTTTTATCTTGATAAGTATCAAACTCATTATTTTCATACATATTACAATATGTACTCTTAACTTGTTTTTCATGTAATTCAATATCTGAAAATTGATAATTATTATAATAATGACTAAATAAATCTTTATTTTCATAACGATGTCCTAACATCATAACGTTATCATCCCAATTATATGCAACTAAAACATATTTTGAACTTGTAGCTTTAATTTTATCTATTAAAATATTAATAGCATCTGTATCATAATTAAATTTTATAAAATCAATATATTTCTGTTTATCTAAAAGAATAGTGCGATAAGTTAAACTATGATCTATAACACTATTAAAAAAACTTTTTGATACAATTGATACATTTGATTTTTCAGGTTTTACAGTTATTGTAATGTTCTTTTCTTTACCCCAATTTCTAACTTTATGTCTTGGTATTGTACATCCTTCACTAAAAAATAATTTATCATTATCTTTTGGTATATATTCATCTGAAGATACAATACTAGATAAATTATCAAAACTTATTTTTCTTTCAAAATATCCTATATTGGTAAATTTTACTCTTTCATATCTACCATTTCTATAAGTATGCTCATGAAATTCATCATTATGATTTGGCGGTTTCATAGTTTTTATATAAATAATTGAATCTATTTTAATCATCTTTTTCATTATTTAGTTCGTAATTTAAATCTTTATCTTCTTCATTTACAAAGTTTAACCATTCTTCTTTTAGAGAAATTCTTATATTAAACATTTCTTTATAACTTGTATGACTTATATCATCTAAACACTCTTCAATAAAATTTTGTAATTTTTCTTTAAATTTTTCAACAGAAAGATTATTATTATTTTTTAAATATTGTATAAATTGAAAGTCATTCATGTTATAATATTTTCTTAAATTAGATTCATCAACAAAATATTTATGATTTTTATTTTTTGAATTTGAAAGACTAATATAAAAATTTTGTGCTAAATAAAATAATTGATGATCAGCATCACTAAAATCTGAATTAGAAATCATTTCTTTTGCCATTTCTCTATCTTTTGAATCTACACTATCAAGCATCATTATAATATTATTAAAAGTATCTTTATCATTTAATTTAAGACCAGAATTTGCACTTAAACAAAAAACATCTTCATGAATAATAGGTATTTTTTTTGATAATATTTCATATATAATTTTTATTGAAATAGGATACAGATAATGTTGATTATCATAATCAGCATTTCTAACAAAAGAACCATGAAAAGATATATTGTCTTTTACAAGACTGCTGAACATTACATTTTCTATTTCTTCTGTATCTGTAATTTTATTGTCAAACATATCAGATATATTTGTATAATCTGAAAGAGTAAGTTCTTCTCCTTTTCTAATAAAATACATACCATCATCTTCAAAAAATAATTTTCTTAATCTAGCTTGTTTATTTTCTCTATAACAATTATCAACATTTTCACAAATATTATTTGTTGATAATATAATTGTTGCTTTTTCAATATCTCTTGTTATTGTTGCACCAATTGTTCTTAAGTGTTCTTTAATTCTGTATAAAGGAAGTTTACATCCTGGACATATAAATACTTTATCTTTTTTATTGATAGTTGTATTTTCATTTCCAGACATTAATTTTGTTATTTTATTATAAATATCTTCTTTTACTTTAAATATTTCTCCAAGTTTTATTCCGTAATTTTCAGTATAATAAATATATGGATGACGTGTAAAATCAAAACCAAGTTTTGAGACTTCACCATCATCCAATACTATAAAAGGATTGAATGCCATTTTTTTTAAATTTTAAGTTATATTCCTAGTTCTTCTTTAGCTAAATAACGCATATGAATTGCGTCAGCTTCATTATCATCATTTCCTAAATAATGATATTTTTGTTTTGCAGCTTCTATCATCTGCTGTTTATTTGCATTACCTTTTCCAGTAGCAAATTTTTTAATTTCAGATGCAGAATAAGATTTATATTCTACATTATTTTCTTCACAAAATTGTTCTAATATAGCTATTAATTTAGCTTGGTGTATAATAGCATGTGCATGTCTTCCTGCAGGGCGTTCATACACTACTATATCAAACTTTTCAAGTTCATATACTTCTTTTAATTTTGCTAAAAATCTAATGAGTTTCATACCCATTGATTCATCTTTCCTAGTTTTAAAATTCCAGGTTCCATATAAGTGTTTATCCAAACACCATCCAGTTGTACTGGCAATATCTAAGCTTAGTATTTTCATCCACTACATGCAATACAATCATCAGGATCAGGAGGAGTTATATTTTCAATACCTAATTCTAATAATTCAAGTTTATGTTTTAATTCAGCTTCTAATATATTTTTCATAAAAGGGCTTTTTTCATTTTCAATTTTTTCAGTATAAACATTTTTTAAATCTTCTGCACTCATATTATAGGTATTAAAGGATTAATATAATTTTTAACTGTGGTTTTATTAAAATCTTTTACAGAATCAGAAACATCTTTAGATAAATTTAGATAAATACCATTTATTCCGTATTCATTCCAGTATTTATTCATTCCAATGTGTCCTGCACTATCATTGTCTAATAATGTATATATATTATTGTACTTTAACAAATAAGAAGATATAATTTTTTTAGAAATTAAAGTATTCTCACTATCTGGTGATACAAATTCTGCATTAAGATTCAAAGAATCTAAACACATAATATCTTTTAATGAAGATGCAATGATTAAATTAGGTTTATTATATAATAATTGATCAGTTCCTTGTATATAGTTTTTTACTTTAATAAATTTTTTCTTTTTAATATTAGGTTGATAAATTTTATACAATGTTCCATTATTTTTAAAATAACCATATATGTGATTATTTTTTATATTTATTTCTGATAGTTCATTATTTAATTTTTTAGACATAGTATATTCAGATAAAGCAAAAACATTATATTTTTTTAATAATGTAGATCCAATATTAAATTGTATCCAATATTTTGCATCTAATTCATTCCAAGGTCTTTTTATAAATGAAGTTACTTTATATTTTTCAACTTTTTTTAAATTATCACTTGCGATATATTCATTTTTTTCTGAGTAATCATTAATTATTTTTTTTTCAGCATTTTTTCTGCTTATATTAAATAGATATGATACTAATTTTATTCCATCTCCTGTTTTACCAGATGAATAATCTTTAAAAAAATATTTTGTATTAAACATATATATAAACATAGAAGGAATTGTATCATTAGAATTAAACATAGACAAAATTTTTACATCTTGTCCATGTAATTTTTCTTCTAAATTACAATAGTTTTCAAATATCCATGTAGTAGGAATTTTATCAATTTTATTTATAGTACTTATCATAATTTAAAATATTAAAGGGGAGCTATAAAAACTCCCCGTGTAAACAAAAAAAATTTTTTATAATTCAAAATCCTCTTTACTTGCTGGCTCAAATGAATCAACATTTTTTACAACTTTTCTTTTAATATGTGTATCATTGTTAAAAGTAAATATTTGTGAATTTGAATTTTCTGAATCAAATGCTGCAAATGGTATTCCTTCTTTAGAGAATTTAGGTAAGAATAAATCATATGCAGTATAACCAGCTTTATTTTGATATTCTCTACCTCCTATGCATACACTTAACCATTTATCTTTAAATGGACAATCTGTATTTAATGCTTCAACTAATGTTTCAATAGTTTCATATTTACCATCTACACCATCTAACCAATCAATTGAATCAGTAGCATAACATAATGTTCTTAGAAATTTTACTATTTCTTCATCTCTTGAAATAAATACATCATCATTTAACTGCTTATCTGCATAAGCCCATTGACTTGATTTAATTCTTCCTACTTGACATTTATATTTACCTTTTGACTCATCATCTTTATCAATAAAAAATCCATCAAAATTTTCTAGATCTTGTCCTTGACATTCTAATATTAAATTATATGCATTTTCTCCAAATGGAAAATCTTCTAAATATATTTTATCAACTTTTATTACAGTATTACCTGGCTGTAAAGATTTATTTACAAAAGAACTTTCTGTTCCGTTATCATTTGTTTTTTTAGTACTAATCATTTTTTATTATTTTTCGAATTCAACAATTTTATTTTTAACATAATCAAGATCATTTGGGATATCTTCTTTTTCAAACATTCCCATAGGAGTTTTACAAGTATTCATACCATTATTTTTAGTTTCAAATACATATGTTAATACTCCATCATCATTTCTTTTAACTTTTGCATATAGTACAATAGAAAATAAACCTTCTAAAGTTAGTTTTTCATCAACCATTCTTCCAATAGTTTTTGCTTTTTGTTTTCTTTTACCTAAAGCATCAGTATTTTCTTCTGAATGAGTTAAAAAATATATAAATAAGTCATCTCTTAATGACATAGGTTTTTTTGCAGTTGCAGCTAACCATTTGCCAATATCTGTAAATTTATCATAACCTTTTTCATCAGCTCTATCAAAAAACTCAAATGCTGACATATATTGCCAATCATCTATAATTAAATTTTTGATTTCTGGTCTTTCAGTATTTACATATTCCATAGCTTTTATGATACCATTTGGACTATTTACTGTTGATAATCTACCATCTTTTACTTCTTTGCTAATTTTTGGATATTTGCTTTTCCAACCTTTAAATGGTAAAGGTTTATTAGCAACATTAATCCAAAAAGTTTCTTCAGGTTTTAAAGTTCTACCTCCTGTAGATTTACCTGATCCTGACTCTCCTATTATTAAAATACTTTGTGCCATTATTTTTTGTTTATTATTTGGTTTAACCATACTTTTTTGCTGACGGGTTTCTTTAACAATAATGCAGCAACATCTCTTATTGTTAACTGATCAAGTGGTAAATCTTCATCAGGATTCATTAAGTTAAATTCTTCATCTTCAATTTCTGAAGTATCAACAATTTCAAGTTCCTCTACTGGAACTAAGTAACGTACATTACCTGTACTTACAGGAGCAGATGTAGAATATTCTTCTTGAAAATGAGGATTATATTTATATCTATATAAAACTCTTTTAGGATCTTCTGACTCCATTATTTTACTTACTTTTTCTGTATATACATCTTGTCCGTGATTTATTTCACTTTCAAAAAATCCCATATGCAAACCTTGAAGTCCTGATGCAAAATGAGCCATTTTAGGTATATAAACTGGATCACTAACATTCAATTCTTTAAAAGTTTGTTCATGAAATTTTTTTAACTCTTGCACTTTTTCTTTTCTTGCAAGAGGAGTTAATTTAGTTTTTGTATTCATTATCTTATATTTAGATTCATTTTTGGTGGTGTTTCAGTTTCTAAAACTTTCATATTTTCAAATACAGCTTTAAAAAATGCTATTCCTGTTTCACCATTTCTACATTTTATAAAATGCATAGCTAACAATTTATCATTTTCAATTATATATCTTTCAGGTCCATAAAATCTAATTTTTTGTGAACCAGGTCTATTTAAACCTACAACCATATCTGCATGTTGTAACAAAGCATCTGATCCAAAAATATCAGAAGCTAGTATATAATTACCATATTTACCATCTTCATTTCTTTCAGGAGAATCAATTCCTCTATTAAGTTGTGATAATATTATAAAAGCAATTGGATATTTTCTTTTGAGTGATGTTAATACTTCACCTAACTCATAAAGCATGTCTTGCTTACTTTGTTTAGGTTTATTACGTATTAATATAGAATGATCTAAAGTTATTATAGTTTTAGTATATTCTTTTATATCATCTCCAGTTTTTGAACATTTAAATACTTTTACATGTTGGTTTAAATAATTAGTTATAATTGTTTTAAATTCTAACACAGTAGGTGCTTCTTCAACAATATCAATTGGATATTTGATAGCTTTTTTAGCATAATCAAAACATCTTGCTAAATCATTGTCAGATAAAACACCATCTGCACTACATAAATATTTATAACTTGTTCCGAGTTCACTTGCGTATGCACGTATAGCAGAATTTTTACCAACCATTTCTAGTTGAAATTCTAAAACTCTAAAATTTTCAGCGGGATTTAAAGGAAAGGCGTTTCTTACAAGTTGGTCTTTAATTAATGTTTTACCTGCACCAGGTCTACCTCCAATAACAGTCATTGAATTCCATTCAATACCATTTGTAGATGCATCATTAAATTTTACCCAGGGTGTTTTAATGCTGGTTATTAAACCATTTTTTCTTCCTTTTAAATATACTAAAGATTCTTGATATGCTTCTTTTTGAGATTTCCATTGTCCAATCATATAATATATTAAGTTTAGTTAGTTTTAAGTAAGTTTTTAATTGTGTCTTCTTGAGGAAGATAAATTTAAAAATTTATAATTCAAAATCAAAATAAATTGAATAAAAATATATTCAATACAATTTAATTTTAAAACTAACATCAATATAATAAATGATATTACATGAAATAAAAATAATTTAGTTAATTTACTCATTGATATATTTTAATTTGTTAAATATTAATATCAATAAGTATAAAAAATTAAAATACTTTTTCTTGAAAAGGATTTACAGTTTCATCTAATCCGTCTTCAATAATCAAGCACCAATTTGCTAATGATGATTCCCAGGTTTTATCAATTACTTGTTTTCTGATAAAATATTGTGAATTTCTTGTAAATTTCCATTCATTTAATTTTCTTTCAGTTAAATAAGCATTTGTCGCCTTTAAAACAGTTTCCCAATCATAATCATGATTTTGAAAAAACCATCTAAAAGCGTTTTCTAAATTACTTTTTGATGATCTTGCTGCTTTACCTGTTGGTAATTTCATCTTAGGAAATAATTGATTATACTCATCAATTTTTTCATTATAGTTATTTCCCATTATTTTATCATTAGTTTTCTTTTTTACTTTTTTAAATAAAGCATTAACTTCATTAATTAGTCTTTTAGCTTTATCAGTAATTTTATTATCATTAGTTATCCATTTATCTTTTTTAAGTTTTAATAATTCTTCTTCTAAGCATAAATTTACAGAACTAACATTTTCTATCATACTGTTTAATATATATAAACCGTTTGGTGTTAACTTGTTTCTTACAATTATTTTAAATAATTCATTCATAATTTTCTAGAAGTTTTATATGTGAAATAATTTCCAAATACATTTTTGTTATTTGTTTATCTTTAATCATTAAACAATTAGTTATTTTTTTATGTCCGTTAATAATACTTGCATGTGTTCTATTCAAAAATATACCAACAGTTGTCCACTGGTAATCCATTTCACGAGCAATTTTACAAAAAATATGTCTATATAAAGCAATTTCACCTAATCTAGATTCACAAAGTATAGTATTATGCCCTGTATTTGCTTTTAAATATTCATCAACTATTTCTTGTAATTGATCAAGTTCAATTAATGGTAATTCAATTGAATTAATACTTTCAGTAAAAGTATATTTAATTTCTATTTTTGCTGAAAATTTCTTTTTAAATCTTTTTTTAAATCTTTTTATATAACCTTCAGCATCTTTTTTATTTTTTGGTGTTATTATCATAATATTGTATATTAGATTATTAATTATAAATTATAAATAATAAAATTATGGAAAAATTTTTTAAATTTTTAGGAGGTAGAAAAATGTTTTTTGCATTAGTATTAATGCTAATTGTAAGCATATTTCTTTTCACAAGTAAGTGTGATTTTCCTCAATGGTCTAATTTTGTTGTATGGGTTTTTGGTACATATGCAATTGGCAATGGTGTTGAACATCTTGCAGACGGACTCAAAAAAAAGTAAATGAAAATAACTACTAAGATAATATTAATATTATTTTTAATAATAATTATTTTAGTTGGTTATATGATCATCTCTAAACCTGTTATTATTCCTAAACCAACGGATAATAGCAGGTTTATTAATGAAATAAATTTACTTAAAATTAAAAATGATTCATTATCAATAACTATTAATGATCTTAAATCTCAAAGAGATACTGTAATTATTTATAAAGACTCAATTAAAAAAGTTTATTATGAAACAATTAAATATATTGATAATTCTAATGTTTCTCAAATTGACAGTATCATACGGGCAAATTGGGATTAATGAATATGGAGATACAATTATATGTTATACAACTGAAGAAGCTAAAAAAATTGCTAAAAAATTAATTAATTTAAAAGAATGTAACTTAATTTTAATTGCATCTAATAAAGAAATTAAATTATTAGATAATCAAGTATTACATTTAAATAATCAATTAACTAATTTAGATTCTATTTCATACAACCAAAATAAAATAATCAAATCAAATGATTATTATATTAAAACTTTAGAAAAGTCTTTAAAGAAAGAAAAAGTTAAAGTTAAAACATTAAAACTTACGTCCTTAGTTACTTCAGTAGCTTGTGGCGTTCTATTAATACTTCATTTGATAAAGTAATCTTACAAAATAATTTTAGATATCTTTGTGCAGTATTAATATTATATTTTCTTTTTATACATTCTTTTAGAATATTATTTATTTTACAATTTAAACTCATAATATATTATTTTTAAGGGAGGAATTTAATCCCCCCTAAGTTATAATTAAGTTACTAAGAAGTTGCCATTTTTACAACTTCTGCATTCATCATTAATTTTTGAAATTTTTGTTTATTACCATTTAATATTTCACGGATAGCAAAATATTTAAGATCATTAGCAAAAATATCTTCAGTAGATAACATAATTAATCTATCAATAATATTTTGTGTAATACTATTATTAGTAGCATAATGTAATGCATAATTAGCTAATCTTGTACATAATACAGCGGCTACATCAGCTCTATAATTATGATCAACTCCAATTGCTTCTTTTAATAAAGTTTTAACATGTTGATCATTTTCATGTGTCAACATTGTTTCTGGAGTAACTAATTTATCTAGTTTATTATTAATAAATGTAGTAAACATAGTAGAAAATTCTGTTCCTACAGAACCTTCACCAATCATTTGAATCATAGGAAGACTTTCTTCAAATTTTTCAAATGAACTAATTGCATTAAAATAAGTAGTAATTGCTCTTGCATTAGTTTCTTGTGTAACTAACTCAGGATGCATTAATAAGAAATTGATACATCTACCATCTATTTCTGCAGATTCTGCCCACTTAGCCCATGTTTCTGCATCAAATTGTAAATTTGCAGATATAAATCTAGTTTTTTGTGCTGAATCAATTGAATTAACTAAATAATCTCCATTATCTGGATTTGCAGTTAATATAATATGCCAATTTTTTGGTAAAGTCCAAGAAATATATTCTTGTCTGTCAATTAATTCCATAACAGCTTGAATAAATCTTACTTCAGCTCTGTTCCAATCATCTAATAATAAAATACCACCATCTTTTTTATTAGCAATCCACTTAGGAACACAGTGTCCCATTTGTGATTTACCAGTTGATTGATATCCTTTTTTCTTATAATCTTCTACAAGCTGTTCATCTGCCCATTTAGTAGTCCAATTACCACTTTTTTCATCTTTTTTAGC